GAAGACGGCATACGTGGCCGAGGATCTTCCGACCTACATGTTCGACACCAGCAAGGAGCGCCCCTGGCGTGACGAGGACGTGGCCATGTCCGCGCCCAACAAGCTGGCCAAGGACCAGGGGTACACGTCCGCGCTGGAGGTCATGATCGACCATCTGACCAGGATCTCCACCATGCAGCACGTCATCATGGGCGGAGAGCAGGGGACGTACCTCTTGGCTGCCGCGTTCTTCGGTTCGTTCAAGACGCACCGGTACCCGGCCGAGGTCGGCATCCAGATCAGCGGCAGGGTCTACCGCGTACGAGAGCAGTGATGGAGCTGTGCCTTGAAGGCAGGCAGCCCGTTCGAGTCGGGCCACAGCACTCGGGCCGCCGGTCCCTCACCGGCAACGGACAAGTGGGAGCACACATGAACAACGGAGTGGACAAGGCACGGCGGGCTGGCAAGCAGCGTATCGCCACGCATGTCTTCCGCACCCGTCAGAACAAGGGCAAGCCCATCAGCATGGCCGAGGCCAACGAGCTGGTGGACGAGGTGTTCGACGCCATGTACCTGGCCCTGGCCAACGGGTTCACCGTGGTCGTGGCCAACTTCGGCAGCCTGACCCCGGTCAAGCAGCACGAGCGCACCGCCTGCAACCCGCAGACCGGGGAGCGGGTGACGATCCAGGCGCAGAAGCGCGTGAAGTGGGTCGCCTCCGACCGGCTGAGGGACGTGGTCAACGGACGGACCAAGGTGTTCACGGTCCGCAAGTCGGCCAAGACGGTGGCCAAGTGACGGCACCGGCCAAGATCACACACCTGATGTCCATGCTGGCGGCCAAGGGTCGGGAAGTTGAACCAATCCTGGACCTGGTCACCAACGTGTGGACCATCGAGATCAGCGAGGCACAGGAGTGCTCCGACCTGATCCACATGGGACTGGAGCACGAGACGGACAAGTCGAGCGCCGACTGCTCCGGTCCTACGCACGAGCTGAAGGTCATCCTCGTCTTCCGGCAGGTCGGGAAGAGGGGTAGCCGTCGCTGGAAGACCAAGGCCAGCGTCAGTATCGACGGCTTGTTCACCTTGGAGGTACCTCTGGGCGTGATCATGTCGTTGTTCAACAAGCCCGCCGCCGCTCACGGTGACGGCAAGGTCGGAGCCGGGGACAGCAAGGCACCCCGGCCGATGGACGTGCGACAGAGGACGACCATCAACCGAGTCTGACGACACGGGCAAGATGCACGGACCACCCTGCCGCCCGTGGTAGGGTGGTGTTCCACCGCAAAACACAAGGACACGGGGCCGACTGGCCCCTATTCACGAGGAGTACACGGACATGGGTCTGAAGTTCGTCACCGAGCTGCCGCAGGACGAGATCGCCCCCCGCTCGAAGCACGCCGAGAACGCCGTCGAGCTGGCGGAGAACCCCGGCCAGTGGGCGCAGATCGGCGAGTACAGCAAGCGCGCGTCGGCCACCTCCATGGTCTCGGACATCAAGAAGGGCAAGACCGCGTACAACCCGAAGCACTTCGAGGCCGAGGCCGTCTCGGAGAACGTCGGCGAGGACAACGAGGCGCACTACGTCTTCGCCAAGTACGTCGGCCCGGTCGCCGAGGTCGAGGACGACACCGACGAGGACAGCACGGACGCCCCCGCGTTCTCCGGCTGACCCCCTGAGCGGCCCTGTGGCGGGCCGAGGAGCGGACAGAGCCCGGTTCCCCCAGAACCGCGCGCCGCAGCCACACACGGAGCCCCTGCCGACCACGGCGGGGGCTTTCCGTCGTTGTCAGACCCTCTCGGTAGAGTCGAGAGGCACAGCACGGACAAGGGGAGTAAGACATGCGGGTGACACCCACGGTCAAGCTCGACATCGACACCGAGTACGACCCGGAGACGGCTTCGAACGTGCCCGAGATCATCGAGCACGAGAAGCGAGGGCTGGAAGACGGCCACTTCGAGCCGTACATCATCACGGTCTACCTCGGGAGCGAGGAGATCCACTCGGTAGGTGGCTACGTGGCCAGCTCCGGATACGTGGGCGAGTACGACAACGCGTCCGAGATCGGAGACAGCTTCCTCCAGCAGTCCGCCAAGGACCTGGTGGAAGAGGCCAACAACATGGCCGAGGTGGTCAGCTTCTACATCGTCGCCAGTTCCGCAGCGTCGGCACGGTGGGCGTGGGAAGCCAACCTCAAGAACGGCAGCTACGCCATCATGTCGGACGACAAGGACTTCGCCGAAACCGAGGCGCGGTACGAGTCCATGCGGTGGCGGATGCGCAAGAGCAAGGACCCCAACACGCCGGACCACTACCGGCCGTACGAGTTCACGCTCATCATCAAGGAGGCGTAGTCCATGGGCAACGACGACGAGGCATGTCCGGCCGACCTGCCGGAACAGCCGCCGCAGTACACCATCGTCCACGCCATGACGGACGGGTCGCCGGACCCGTCTACCTCGGAGCAGGACACCCCGCCCACTCACTGAGAGGTACGGATGAGTATCCGTAACCGCACAACCAAGGGAACCACCGACTCGGGACTGCCCAAGCGCAACCCGAACGGCTCGAACCCGCCGAACTCCCACGAGGGATCGGGAGGCCGGTCGAACTCGTCGATCAAGCCCATCACGGACGGCAAGCCGGACGAGATCAACGGTCCGGCTGACGGGCCGGACACCATCAACCGCTGAGAGGCACAGCATGGCAGCGCAGGACAGGAGCGGGTTCAGCAACATGACCCCGGCTCAGAAGGCGCAGGCGTTCGAGGACAGTCACGCCGACCCGCACGGGTACGCGGCGGCGAACTTCCACGACCCGGACCAGACCACACAGCTCCGCGTGGTCGAGCCGCAGAAGCCCCCGCAGGGGGCCGAGCTGCCCCAGCGTGGGCGACACAAGAAGTAGTGCGAGACTGCCGGTCGGGCGCCCCCAGCACCCGGCTGGCCCAGGACGGATCGACTAAACGGTAGGTCGATGGCCGACGTGGTATGACTCCCCACCTTCCGGCCATAGGTGCAGGTTCGATCCCTGTTCCGTCCACGCAGTACCGACAGAGTAGGAGAACCACGGGTATGGGCAAAGAGATCGAACTGGCGGGTGGCCAGGAGGTAGCCAACACGGTGGCGTGGGCCAACCGGCTGGCTGGCGCGGAGATGCTTCCGGGTCAGTACAGAGGTAGGCCGGGCAACCTGATCTGGGCTGCCGAGTACGCCAAGTCCCTGAACGTTCACCCCATGGTGGCCGTGACGGGTATCTACGTCATCGACGGCAAGCCCTGTGCCTCCGGTGCCCTGATCTCCGCACTCGTGCGGCGGGCGGGTCACAAGCTGCGGGTCAAGACCACCACGACCCACGCCACGGCACAGATCATCCGGTCGGACGACCCCGACTTCACCTTCGAGGTGACGTGGGAGCTGAAGGCCAACAAGAACGGCAACCCCAGCGCGCAGGATGCTGGCCTGCTGACCAAGCAGAACTGGGTGAAGTACCCGGCAAGCCTGCTCGGGTGGCGGGCCATCACCCAGTGCGCCAGGGAGGCGTGTGAGGAAGCCCTGATGGGCGTCCACTACACGGTCGAGGAGCTGGACCCCAACCGCGTCATCAACGAGGACGGCCACCCCGTCCACGTCGAACGCATGGAGACCTCCTCGTTCGAGGACATGCTGGCTCCGCAGATCATCCACGCCGTGGACATGACCTCGCTGGAGAAGCTGCACCGAGATGCAGTTCTCGGCGGGATTCTGGAGTCGGTGCCGACCAGCGAGATGCAGGCTGGCCGGATGCGGACCATCCTCACCCTGCTCAACACGAGAGCGAAGGAGATCACGAGTGCCGCAAGGGCCGAATCCGAAGGGGCCGGGGAGCGACAGGACCCCGAGGGGGAACGGCAAGGGTCCGCAGGGACCGGCGGGGAGCAGGCCGACAGGGCCAAGGCCGAAGCCCTGACACCCGAGACCGACTACAACAGCGAGCTGGTGGAAGCCGAGGTCATGGAATGACGAACACGCACAACTGCACCAACCCGCCCCACTTCCCGCCGCACTGCGGGTGCCCGGCCGGATACCAGGAGGACGGCAAGTGACGGACATGCCCATCCTGGAACCGCGTCCGGTTCCGCAGCCCAAGCCGGAGGACGAGAGCTGATGGCCAGGGAGCACGACGACCACCGGAACGAGAACCACTCGGACCACATGACCAACGACGACGGCGAGTCCAACGGCAGCTCGGGTACGACCGAGCCGCAGGACAGCCACGAGGGCGAGTGACTGTCACCGAGGGCGGGCACATCATGCGGTGTGCCTGCTGCAAGGTGCTGAAGGGCAGGGCGCACAAGATGTCCTGCTCGTACCAGTACACGGCTGAGACACGCAAGCGCCAGAAGTGGGAGCGGGTACCGCTTCCTCCACGGAAGAACTGAACGGAGCCCGGCCCTGTGCCGGGTGAGGGTGGGTAGCTCAATGGTAGAGCGGCTGAGACTTAGACCTCGGAGCTGACACGGGTTCGATTCCCGTCCCATCCACGCCTCACTGTCGGACAAGGAGAACAACATGAAGGTGCGCCTTCGCAACGTCGTACTGGCCGGAGCTGCTGTCACCATGGCCGTGGGCCTCACCGCCTGCGGTACGAACGACAAGCGCGACCTGGAGAACGTCAGCTCGTACGACCCGGAGTACGCCGAGATCTACAACAACACGGACGGACGGCCGAACATCGGCCTGCTCTGTGTTCGTGGCGCGGGCTTCGCCTCCACCACCCGTGACTTCACCTCGCTGATGCGGGTCGAGTCGTGGGACAAGTTCTGCTCGCAGTTCAAGCAGCACTCGGTGGACAAGGAACAGCTCAGGCAGAACGGCGGCAACTAAGCCGCAGGTCGGGTAGCCCAATCGCGCAGAGGCAGGGGAGGATAGCCCCCGTCAGTGCTGGTTCGAATCCAGCCCCGACCGCGCAATGCAACACGGACAAGCGGGAGTCAGTATGGGAAGGATCAAGCAGGTCTGGCCGGTCAAGTGCCCGGAATACAGAGCTGAGATGCACCAGTGGATGGACAGGTCGGACCAGGATGGTGCTGGTTCGATGATGGCCTACCTGGTCGGTGACGTGGAGACGCTGCTGGACAGCGGACCGAGCGAGACCGATCAGGCACAGGCCCGAGGGTTGGCCAGGCGGCACAGCGCCAGCCTGAACATCGCTGACCTGTTCCACATCACGGACCACAAGATGCCAGAGGTCATCGAAGCGGCGGGCAAGCTGCCGCTGGACTTGGACGTACAGCGTCACTGGTTCCACACCGACCACGGTGTGATGTTCTTCGAGAAGGGCTACAGCACCAAGGCGTTCGATGACCGGGCGTACGAGTGGAAGGCCAAGTCTCCGAACGAGACCAGGATGATGGCTCTGTCCTGGTGCATCACGGGCGAGGTCATCCGCATCCTGGCATGGACCGAGACGGACAGCTTCATGCGGCTGGCCATGGAACAGGCGCGGTCGGATCGGATGCGTGACCTGGTCGGTGGTTCTGCGCCTACCAGGCAGGAAGTCAACGCGCGGATGATGAACATGGGACCACTCATGGTCTGTGGTCAACTCACCGTGAAGCTCAGCGACTACATGCGGCGCATCTCTAGGAACCAGAACAACGCCAACTTCCTGGAGGGCGAGAGCTACAGCAGGCACACCATGGCCATTCTCCTGAGTGGGTGCCTGATGCTCCGTCAGTACACGACGGCTGCTTCTGTGGTCGAGGCTCCGCGCTCATCGTGGCGTCGTATCCAGCGGATGAACCCTGAACTCGGTACGAGCGTCACGGTCATCGACAAGCGCACCATCAAGCCGAACCCCACCAAGGAGGTGGACGAGGCTGCACCCAAGCGCCAGCTTTCGGTGCGATATGATCGCCGAGGGCACTGGAGGGAGTACAAGAACGAGAAGTTCAGCCCTGAGCTGCGTGAGCATCCGATCTGGATTCCCGCGCACTGGGTTGGACACGAGGGTCTGCCTCTGGTGCGCCGCGAGAAGGTAACGCGCCTCAAGCGCTGACGAAAGGCAGGACATGCCGGACAACTACATCGGAATCCAGACGATCGCGGACTACTGCGGCGTGGAGCGGACGGCTGTGTACCAGTGGCTCATGCGCCACGGTCCGGAGACCAGAAGCGAGGCCCGTGTGCCTGACCCCACGGTCGTACTGGCACAGCAGCAGGTCAAGGGCGAGACGAAGAAGACGTACGGGTGGTCCACCTCCACCCTCCCCGCCTGGCGGCAGTGGTACGCCGACCTGAAGGGTTGGAACGAGCAGACGGCCGCGCACCGATGGGTGGACGTGGACGCCGGGCTCCGAGAGAAAGGCATGTTGGAGTGGCTGACGAGCCTCTGAAGCTCAGAAGCTACCAGCAAAAGGGTCTTGACCAGGTTTCACAGTTCCGATCGTCCTTGGTGGCGTGGGGAATGGGAACCGGCAAGACCCTTCTTGCTGTGGAGCTGATGCGACAGATCCAGGAGACGCCCAGGATCAAGGAGATCAACGGCGTCGAGACGGAATTGCCCGGCCGACTCCGGGCATTGGTGGTCGCTCCCATCAACACCCACCATTCGTGGGAGTACACCATCAAGCGGCAGATGCCGGGTACGGCGGTGTTCATCGTCGGTACACCATCATCTGACGAACCCAACTGGAAGCGACTGACCTCCAGCTTCAAGCTCGGTGGTGTGTACATCATCGGGTGGGAGGCCATGCATGGATGGGTCGAGAAGGTCAAGGACCCAGCCGGGGATGTGGTTGGAGAGATCAGCCACGTGCCACCGTGGCAACTCGCGGGCACGTTCGACCTGGTCGTGGCTGACGAGTGCCATCGGATGCAGAACCGCAAATCGATGTCGGCCAAGGTGCTGAAGCACATCGACACGGTTCGTCGGCTGGCCATGTCCGGTACTCCTGCGGGCAACCGCAAGGAGGGGCTGTGGTCCACGCTCAACTGGCTGTGGCCTGCGAAGTATCCGTACTTCTGGCCATGGATCAACGAGACCATGATCACCAGGCCCGACCCGTACAAGAAGATCGCCATCGAGGGCGAAGTCGAGCCGGGGTCCACCATCCGTGACATCCCCAGCTACACCAGGCTGGAGCTGGAGGACGTGGCTCAGCTTCCGCCGCTGGCTGAGCACGTGGTCGAGGTGGAGATGGGTCCGAAGCAGTCCAAGATCTACAAGGACTTCAAGGACCAAGCCTTCGCCTGGCTGGAAGACATGCCTGTCGGTACACCGCTGCCCATCACGCAGCGTATCCGGCTCAGGCAGGTCGCCCTCGGTACGCCATCCGCCGTGGTGGTGGAGAAGGTCAAGCGCAAGCCCATGGAGGTGACCAAGCGCAAGCTGGTCGAGGTCACCCGAGACGAGGACGACAACGTCCTTGATGAGAAATGGGATGACGTAGTCGAGACAGTCATCACGGAGGAGATCGAGGAGAAGCTGGAAGTGTACTTCCGGCCCAACTCGAAGTCCTCCAAGATCGAGGCGTTGAAGGAGATCCTGGCTGACCTGCCTGATGGTGAGCCGGTCATGGTCTACCTCCACAGCAAGCGCTTCGCTGTCCCGGTACAACACCAGCTCGGTAAGCGCGCCGTGATCTGGTCTGGCGACACGTCACAGCCGCAGCGGCGGAAGATCATGGACACCTTCGGGAAGCCGAACGGTCCGCAGATCATCGTGGCCGTGATCGGTGCTGTCGCCGAAGGTACGGACGGCCTTCAGCGCGTCTGTGCCAATGAGGTCTGGCTTAGCCAGGACGACAACAACCTCATGAACGAGCAGGCCAAGGCTCGACTGCTCCGCACGGGGCAGGAGAGGATGGTCAACCGGTGGTATATCCAGTCCCGAGGCACCATCGACAAGGGTGTCTACATCCGTACCGATGAGAACCGCGTAGAGATGAGGAGCTTCTACCGTGTCGGAACCGAACAGTAACCACAGATCGGTTGGCCTGCCCCAGATCATGGTGCAGGGCAACGAGCCGCCCATCTACGTAGACCATGACGACATCGTGTCGTCGGTGCTGCTGACCCTGGCGACGGCAGCCACGCGCAACCCTGAGTGGGTGCTCGACATGCTGCGCGACCTGGACGCGGTCGCCGTGGTCGAGGCCCGAGGTATGTCGGTCGCCGACCGGGGTAGCTCGGACATCATCCGCTCCATCTACGAGGTCATCGGTACGCCGGTGGTCGAGATGGGTGCAGGGCAGGCGCTCCAGTACGCCAAGCGTCTGGAAGATGCGGCGGACTCGGTGAGTACCGAGATCGACCGGCAGACGCGCCACGCCTTCCGGCTGCGGGAGGCACAGAGGCTCGTCTCTGCGGCTGCTGTGCAGAACACGGCAGCTCAGGCCACGGACACGCCGAACGGCGGCGAGACGGGCCAGCACGACGTGCGTACGCTCCAGGGTGAGCCCTTCGGCGGAGCCCCGGCCACGCACACGGGCCGACCGGCCCAGCACTCAGGACAGTAAGCGAGGGAAGGACATGGTTAGAATCGGTACCTGGATCGAAGCGCGGCCGAGCCTGCACATCCCCGGTCTGATCGACAGCCGGACGGACGAGTGCCACATCACGATGGCCTACCTGGGCGACGTGGACCCGGAGCAGGTGGCGGAGGCCATGACCTCCAAGGTCTCGTACCACAACATGCCGTACGAGCCCATCCTGTCCGAGGCACACGGAACGGCGCGGTGGATGAACGCGGACGGGGACCACGTGGATGTCATCCTCGTGTCGCCGCCGATCCCCCGCATCGGGAACCACACCATCTACACCGAGCGGGAGCGCATCATGCAGCGTCTCGCCGCCAACGAGATGAACGTGGACGACCTCTACCCGTTCGTGCCGCACATCACCATCCCCGGTGGCTGGCCCGCCGACCCCAAGCAGATGCTGTGGACCATCAAGGCCCGCACCCTGTTCGCCATCGACAGGTTCTTCGTGTCCTACACGGAGAAGGACGGCAACGGGGTCAAGGCCACCAAGCACATCGAGATCAAGAAGGGCTGAACAACACCCATGGACATCGACTTCACGAAGAACACCGACGCCGAGGTGGCCAACATGGCCTTCCGTCTGGCGCTGGAGGCCGAGAAGGCCAAGAAGCTGGCCGACACCGCCAAGGCGGAGCTGCGTAAGCGGCTGCCCCTGTCCGGACGTACGCCGCACGCCTTCGGCAAGATCCGCATCAAGGTCGCCCCGACCCTGCGGTTCGACGCCGGACTGGCCGAGGAGGTTCTGCCCCCGGCCAAGTACAAGAAGATCTGCATCGCCAAGCCGGATTCCACCCTGGCCAAGGCGGTGCTGAGCAAGGCCGAGTACGAGCAGACCCGCAAGAAGTACGACAACGCCATCACGATCACCGTCGAGGAGTAGGTCATGAGCGGACCGCGCAAGATGAGCATCAAGCTGGGCGTCGCCATCGGACTCGCTGTAGGGGTGGTGATCGGCCTGCTGTGGATGCTTGTCGTCCATGTCGCGCAGGAGGAATCACCCTGCGATGACGCTGCGCGGTCCGGTGCTCAGGTCATCGACACCCTGATCTCCGTCATGGAGGTCAGCAGCGAGGCAAGGAAGGTGGGCTCGGGAGATGATCTCAAGCGAGCCCAGCTTCGGTCAAAGATAGCGGAGCTGTCGGTCATGTCCGACGATCAGCTTCGCGAGTGGGGGCAGGCCAAGCAGGTCTGCCCCGTGACGAGGGGAAGCCATGGACTTTGACGAGATGGAGGAAGAGGACGACGGCCACGAGATCGTGATCGTAGTTCGCTTCACCACCAAGGCCGGGGAAGACCACAAGGAGAAGTTCACGGAGGCGCATGGCAAGATCCTGGACATGATGGGCGACATCGACATCAGCTCCACCATCGACGGCATTCCGGTGGACGAGGAAGGGGACCTACTCTTCTGATGTCCCACTTCGATGAGATCTTCGAGAAGCATCACCCTGGGCTCGATCCGTATGACACGGCCGAATACGGCCGGGGAGAGTTCTTCTTTCCTCTGGAAGATTCACCGATCGACCCGCCCGAGTACCAGCCCTGTGCCTGCGAGGGTGGTCCTCCCTTCCGTCTCAGCATCGACGAGGGGCAGATCGGTATCGTCTGCGCCAAGTGCGGTCGTATGCCGGACTGGATGGAGAACTTCCAGGACCACGTGAGTATGGCCGACATCCTGGTCACGATCAGGGATCACAACATCCCTGGCCGGAACTGCGGATGCAACCCCATGGTTCAGTTCGGACACGACTGTGGTCCGGACTTCGTCATCTCAGTACAGAAGCCGGAGGCGGACATGCAGTGTCCGGACACCACATCACATGGACCTCACTGCTGGCTGGTGGAGGGCCGCGTTGCTGCGGCCTGCCCCGGAAGGTGAGTGTTCGCTGAGAGCGAACAGGGCGGCTGCCGACCACGGCGGACCGCCCTTCTCTGCGTTGTCGGCACCTCGGGGTAGACTCTCTTCACCAGCTCAGAGGTGAAGGGGATCTCACTTGCTTGTGCTCACAGATGTCGAGGCCACGCGCTTCTGGTCGAAGGTCAACGTACTGGCCGGTAACGGCTGCACGGCGTGGACCGCCAACACTGACCGAGACGGATATGGACAGCTCACGCTGCGGCGGCGGGCTCGTCGTGCCCACATCGTCTCGTATGAGTCCTTGATGGGCCTCGTGCCTGAAGGCATGGAACTGCATCACACCTGCGAGAACCGCGCCTGTGTAAATCCTGGCCACCTGAAGCCGGTCACCCATTCGGAGAACATCCGACTTTCCTGGAAGAACAGGAAACGTACAAGGAAGACCAGGACGCATTGTCGTCATGGCCACGAGTTCACCGAGAAGAACACTCGTGTCTACAAGGGTGCCCGGCATTGCCGGACCTGTGACCGGGTTCGGAAGACAGGTAAGTGATGGAAGGTATTGACTACGCCCGCCAGTTCGTTCGGGACACGACGCGCGCGATCATCATGAAGCAGTCGGCGCGCGACAGGCAGTCATCTGTCGGTCCGTCAGATCTGGGCGACCCCTGCGACCTATGCCTTGCCAGCAAGATGGCCCGACATGGCCCACTGGCTGTAGGACAGGGACGTGAGTCCGGCTTCTCCCTCAGCGCATGGGTTGGTACATCCATGCACGAGAAGCTGGAGAAGGACATAGACCTCCCTCCCGAGATGTATCTCTGCGAGGAGAAGGTCTTCATCCATGAGATCCCCGGCTACGGCAGGATCAATGGACACATCGACGTACAGTTCCTGTTGCTGGGAATCTGGAACGACTACAAGTCGTGCAAGGTCGATGACCTGAAGAAGTACAAGCTCGATGGACCTCCGTGGAAGCACGTGGTGCAGCTCATGCTGTATGGATACGGGCTCCGGAAGGCAGGGCGCAAGGCGGACTACGCTGCGCTCACCTACATCCCTCGGGACAACAACAACCCGGACAACATCTGGGTAGCGACTGCCGAATACGACGAGCAGATCGCCCTCAACGCCCTGGCCCGAGCCGAAGCCATCTGGGCTAAGCTCCAGGCCGGGGAATCAGACTTCAGCTCACATACCGATTGCTTCGTCTGCAAGATGGCGACACTGGGAATGCTGCGCTGAGGGTGGGGAAACCCACGCAACATCACACAGAAGTACGAGAGATGGAGAAAGCAGTATGAGCGAGCAGTTCAAGGACGACGGCGCGTTCTTCGGTGCGACGGCTTCTGCCCCGGTGGCCTCGGATGGGGCAGCGACGGCGGCCGTGGGCGGGGGCTTCACCCTCAACCTCACCGACGACGACCTGACGGACGGCCGGTACCCGGCGATCCCGGTCGGCACCTGGCTCCGGGTGGCCGTGTACGAGGTCGAGCCTGGCATGGTCAAGTCCGAGAAGAACTACGGCAAGCCGAAGTACAAGATCACCATCCGCAACCAGGACGAGACGGCGGAGTGGGGCAAGAACCGGAAGTTCACGGTCTTCGCCAACCTCTTCAACGGCGCGTTCTTCACGGCGTACGCGGTCTTCAAGGCGGCCGAGGTCGCCCCGACCAAGGAAAGCCTCCAGAAGGGCGCGTTCTTCGACGCGGCCGACATGGACCAGTTCCCCGGTGAGCTGGCCAAGCTGGTCCAGGAGGGGGGTATCTTCACCGAGAGCAAGAAGATCCCCAAGGGCGCGTACGTGATGCCGTCGCCGAAGACCCTGGAGGGCCTGGAGTTCTACGCCAAGGTCACCCACTACTCGGTCAGCGGCAGCTTCGACAAGTTCTCGTCGGAGAAGGCTGCACTGGACGCCGGTCACGCCCGCGCGTTCGTCAGCGTGGACGAGTTCCGATCCGTCGCCGAGCACGAGGCCGTGGCCAAGGCACAGGGCGCACCCGGCATCTTCAAGGGCGACGCGTGAGCCGCATCATCGTCCACAAGACGGGTGTGGTGGACGGCGACGGGGACTCGATGTCCGACGTGGCCGTCTTCCCCTCCACTCTCAGTGAGAGCACGGAGGTCATCCACAGCCGCGAGGACGAGGAGCTGGCCATGGTCCAGGGCTTGATCGGTGAGATCGAGAAGCTGGACGAGGGCGAGGCCCTGGTGATCTACAAGGTCATCATCTGACCTGACCGACGCCGGTCGTGAACGGGAGGCGGCAGCCTATGTCGCCTCCCGTTCGCACTCCACAGCCTTCATCAGGAGAGTAGATGTCTGACTCGGGTACACCACTTCTGGCGGGGGCGTACTTCGACTTCCTGTTTGGGAGTGATCACGGATTCGCCTGCATCCGTACATTCCCCGGCGGTAGGTTCGGCCACAAAGATGGCCCTGTGCAGCGTCACTGGTTCCAGTGGCCGCAACGCAGGAATGAGATGATCGCCTTCGTACTGGCCAACTCCACCCTGGATCTGTACGTCATCCCGGCCTTGTTCGAGAACAACGCCTCGAACCGGGCAAGCAACATCAAGCACCAGACCATGGTCTATGCGGACGCGGATGGCGCTGGTCCAGAACTGTTCCTGGTGACGCCGACCATCACCATGGAGACCAGCCCTGGTCGTCACCATCTGTTCTGGAAGACGACCACGGACAACAGTGCGGAGCTGTGCCTGATCGGCAAGGCGATCTCTCACGCTCATGCGTCACAGGGCTGTGACAAGGGCGGATGGGACGCGGGCCAGCTACTCCGTATCCCTGGCACCACGAACAACAAGCCGCGAGGCACAGGACCGTACTTCGTGCGGGCCACCACGAGCGGTGAGCTGTTCGATGTCGAGGATCTGCGGGATAAGTACCCCGCCGACCTGGTTCAGATGCCGATCACGGCGTACGGACCGATGCCCACACCGGCATCCTGGCCGACCAGGGAGCAAGCCGAGGAAATCCTGGTAATCAACACCGACCTCCGGGATCTGTACTACCTGGAGCCGAACTACCGAGACGAGGAGGGAAAGCGGTACAACGACGGCATCCCCTTCGATGCCTCGGGTCGGATGTGGCGGCTGCTGTCCGAGCTGTCCCGACGTAGCATCGACAGGTACAGCGCGATGGCGCTGGCCTGGAACGCAGGCTGCTGCAAGTACAGGCTGGACGGCCGACCCGCAGAGGAACTGTGGCGGGAGCTGTGCAAGGCATACGGGCAGCCTGAGAACCAGCCAGCCATCACCGAGGCTGGCATCGAGAGCCACCTGATGATGCGGGATGCTGAGCAGGCAGCGCGCGACGGCCGAGAGGTCGTCCGTATGCACCTGTTCCTGTCGCCCGAGGAGCGAAAGCATCTGGCCGACGACACCATGGTGGATCGGTACGTGCAGTGGGCTGGAACCATCACCGATGCAGCCAAGCAGTACCACAAGGCGGGCATCCTCACGGTGTTGTCCGCCGTGTTCGGGGAGTTCGGTCTTCCTCCGACTAAGTTCTACATGGGACGCCTGAACCTGTGGTTCCTGGTGCTCGGTGGGACTACTCGGTCTCGGAAGTCCACTGCTCGACACATGTGGCTGAAGCTGCTGAGGGACCTTCAGACCGGGGAGTACGACTACGACATCGGCTCCGACGTGACGCCGGAGGCGCTGGCCGAGGAACTGTCCGAGAAGCCGGGCTGGTCCAGCGTGTTCCACCGTGACGAGGTCCACGGTCTGCTCGGGCAGGAATCCTCCAAGGGCTATCTGGCCGGTCTGCGAGAGGACTTCACGGAGCTGTACGACGGCCATGTCCGTATCCGTAAGCGTGTGGGTACGGCAGGGACGAGAGGCAACAAGAAGAAGAAGCCTGCGACAACGACCAACTTCATCATGAACTGGTCGGGTGTGACGGACCACGTCACCGAGTCGCTGGAACCTTCGGACTTCGCCTCGGGCTTCCTGGCCCGATTCCTGTACGTCTACGCCGACGCTCCCAAGCGCACCCGCAAGGGTGAGCGGATGGAGCAGTTCCAGCCGACCGCCACCAAGCGAGATGACCTTGAGTACCTGGAGATCAGGGAAGAACTCAAGGCCATCAGGTCTTTCTGGGAAGCCAGGACCAAGCGAGGTGAGCCAGTCCGAATCCCGTTCGAGCTGGAAGCGTGGGAAAGGCTGAACGACTTCGCCTGGGACCTCGGTACTGCTGCTGCCGAGAGCGACATGGCGAAGATGCTTGAACCGGTGGCCGACCGTATGGCTAAGTCCGTACTGAAGGTCGCCTGCCTGCTGGCCATGTCCGAGGCCAGCGCCACAGTGAAGATGCGCCACATGCTCAAGGCCATCGAGCTGGGCGAGGAGTGGTTCCACCACATGCTCGTCATCGCTAACCGTATCCGCGAGTCTGGCTGGCAACGCCAGCAGGACGACGTGATCGCAACCCTGGATGCGGTGAACGGACGCATGACATGGACTTCGCTGTACAAGAAGTTCCGTGGCAAGCTGCGGCCCAAGCAGTTCGAGGAGATCATCCAAGCTCTTTCGGAAGCGGGCGAAGTGCGGACTAGCGTGGAGAGCCGCAACAAGGTGGTCTATAGGATCGGAAACTCCAATGAGCAGCAGGCGAAGCCCGGCGCAATCCCCGCTGCCGGACGGACATTCAGCAGTAGTGATTCCGCTGAGGCGGAGAAGGGACAAGAACATGGAATCGGCAGCTTCCTCGGAGCAGACGACATCCCCGCGTGACCTGATGATCAAGGCGCTCAACAACATCAAGGTCTATGACGACTACCCGGAGGTGCACAAGCTGGTCCTCCGGTGGCTGGACCACGACGTGGACGTGGACGAGCTGACCGAGCTGAAGCACAACGGCGCGGGCAAGCAGGTGGTGCTGAAGTACCCGGCCCACATCTTCATGGACTGCATCAGGCTGGCCATCAAGGTGCACTCCATCCGCAGCACGTTCGACAACCGCGAGAAGTCGGACGTGGCGCGGGTGCTGATGGGTACCTGCCTGTTCAACAACAACAACATCGCCACCATCCTCAGCGTGAGCCGGGGAACGGTGGTCGCCTGGTCGCCTGGTCGGCCGGAAGTCTTCCCCATGCAGCGCCTCGGTGGGGAACTGACGGTTGAGGCGCTGAACCTCATCCTGTCCTGGTGGACGGAGCTGCTGAAGTCCCCGAACAGCACGTCCAAGGGCTGGCTGCTGGATCGCGCCTACAAGGAAGGCGCGACATGGCCGGTCATCGCCAGGCTCACCGGCAAGACGGTACAGCAGGCCAAGAAGGCGGCCGAAAACACGGACAAGGAGACCCCCGTTGTCGTCAACGTCAGCCTCGAAGCCAGCGATCTGCGTGACGCTGCCCGAAGCACCGAACCCCGTGCTGAGGGACATCCTGTTGGAAGCGGCGAAAGTCGTGCCGAGTACGATGAGCCTGACGTCGAGGGTGAATCCCTCCTCCGTCCGCCCTCATCTGCTGCTGGAAACGCCGACGCGTTCGCCCCTGCCGTCTATCTCGCTTCCGACGATGAAGCAGATGCTGGCGATGCCGGACACGCTGACGCACCTGAAGATGGCCTTCACGCGGGCGACGAAGGCCCTGTCGGGGAAGGCACAGGAGCCGCCGAGCGGGGAGTACACCCTTTCCTCCTCGCGTAGCCACACGGAGCGCTGGCTGAAGGCTCGGGTGGGCAAGGTCCGCCGTCTGGTGTTCGACATCGAGACGGCGGGCGGCCTCGCCCGGCACCCGGCCAAGCGAGAGATCCTGTGCCTCGGACTGTTCGACGGACAGGAAGCCTTCGTCGTGCCCGAGGACCAGCTCTACGGTCCGGACTACGACATGGGTTATGGGTGGCAGGAGCTGTACGACCTGCTGTCTCAGTTCGGGCTGGTGGGACACAACGCCAAGTTCGACACCATGACCACGTCGTGGGTCCTGCTGCGCAAGAACCGGCCGCTGAAGGTGGACTTCGATACTCAGATCGTCCACGGCATCCTGTACCCGGCCGCGCAGAAGCACGCACTGGACTTCGTGGTCGAGAAGTTCTACGGGTGGGAGAGCTGGTCTCTGACGCAGGCCGAGTACAACGACATGCGTTCGATACCGCTCGATAAGCTGTACACCTACCTGGCCAAGGACGTACAGGGAACAGGGGCGCTTGCTGGCGACCTGTTCGCCATGCTGGCGGAGAACCAGAACGCCGCCAACGTGTGGGCCAACGTGCTCGGGCCGCTGAACAACCTGCTGGCCAAGCAGCAGTTCTTCGGCGTGTGCATCTGGACCAAGTACGTCGAGGAGGAGCTGGTCCCGGACGTACAGAACGAGATCGACGCGGCCCTGGCCGGTGTTCAGGACAAGGCCGACAAGATCCTGGCCGAGTTCGACATCGATCCCAACAAGGCATGGCCCCGCAGCCATGGTCCAGGGTCGATCAAGGGCAAGCCGGTGTGGGTGCACAAGTTCAACCCCGGCTCCCCGGCTCAGGTCAAGAAGCTGTACGAGGCACAGGGAGTCATCCTCAAGTCCACGGACGAGGACGCTCTGTCCGGCCTGATCGAGAAGGGCGACGAGTTCGCGCCCCGGCTGCTGGATTACCGGGGAGCCACCAAGCTGATGGGTACGTACGTCCGGCCCAAGCTGGACGTGCCGCCCAAGACGCTGAGCAAGGATCTGCTGCCTGGTGATCGGGTGTTCCCGGACTACAAGCTGTTCGGGGTCATCACCGGCCGACTGTCGTCGGCTGACCCGAACATCCAGAACCAGCCCAGGCAGAAGCGAGTTCGCCGCTGCTTCCGGGCAGGGTGGCCGGGGCACGTCCTGATGCAAGCTGACTACAGTCAGGCGGAGCTGCGGGTCATGGCGGCCCTGGGCAACGACGCCTGGCTGATCGAGATCTTCGCGGACCCGGACGTGGACGTGTTCGAGGAGATGCTGCCGATGGCCTTCCCTCACCGTGTTCCCAAGAACGCGGAGGAGAAGAAGGACATGCGAGCCAAGCTGAAGGGGGTCATCTACGGACTGGCCTTCGGTCGGCAAGCCAAGGCGATCGGCCACTCGCTGGACATGCACCCGCGAGAGGCACAGGGCATCATCGACAACTTCCTGGGTGCGGCGACGGGCCTGGCAGGCTGGCGAGAGTCGGTGTACAAGCGCCTCCACAGCGGCGAAGGACTCCGTACTCGACACGGCCGGTACTTCCAGAACGACGTCATCACCCCGAGGAACAAGGCGGCCGTGGAAAGGTCCGCCCTGTCCTTCGAACCGCAGTCGTCGGCCTCGGACTGCTGCGTGCTGGCGGCCGTCGAGCTGTTCAAGTGGATCGAAGACAACCAGAAGCCGTGGTACCTCATGGCCTTGGTACACGACAGCATCACGCTGGACGTGCCAGAGGAGGACGCGGAAGAGGCAAGCTCAGTGACTAGGGCCATGCTGGTCAAACACGGTGAGCGCATCTTTCCCGAAGTCACCTTCGCTGCTGACGGCGGCTATGGAAAAACCTGGGATGCCACAGGATGAGTGAGCAGTGGCGTAGCGTAGTGGGCTACGAGGGCAAGTACGAAGTGTCCAGCACCGGCAAGGTTCGTAGCCTGCCACGCAAGAACAGGACCCAGCTCAAGGAGCTGAAGCCATCGAAGGATGGTGACGGTTACCCGCAGGTCATGCTGTACCGAAACGGTCGGGGAAAGACCAAGAAGATCAGCGTCATAGTTGCTGAGGCTTTCCTTGGTCCTCGTCCCGACAACGTAGAGGTTCGTCACAAGGATGGCAACAATACCAACAATCAGGTGACGAACTTGGAGTACGGAACCAAGTCAGAGAACACCAAGGACTCCGTACGGCATGGCACTCACGCCAACGCAAAGAAGACTCATTGTCCCAGAGGGCACGAGTACACCAAACAGAACACGTACATCACAGGTCGCGGTAGCCGAGTCTGCCGTACCTGCCACGGATAGGGGATCGCATGGCAAGGGGACCGAAGGCAGACCTCGTCATCGTGGACGAGGCTGCTCACTACGACAGGACCGGTGAGCTGTTCGACAAGCCGGAAGACTTCGAGCTGGCCGAGCCGGTGTACCGCATCAAGCTGATCTCGTGCCACGACAGCGCGCTCATCGAGCGCTCCCTGGACGCGGCGGAGCTGGAGTTCATGCGGTCGCTGGCCGGTCAGGTCAACGGCCTGGAGAACGGCGGCTACGTGGACGGCTGTGTGCCGACGTTGCTGGTCTGCCAGCGGGTGAAGCCGGGCGACCTGGACGAGGACGACAACTTCCGTCCGGTGATCGAGCCATGATCGGGGGGCGCACCCTTCCGATGGGGTTGATCTGTGTTGACCCCGGATACGACACCGGCATGTCTCTGCTGGGCATCAACGGACAGCGGACCATGCCGGTGTTGATACGGCACGACACGATCAACTACCAGAAGAGTGGGTCTGGCGCGAAGGACTTCTTCCTGCGCGTCCAGAACTACTACGAGTCCGCCTTCGGCATGTACGGCATGGAGTCGGTGGACATCGTCCTGGAGAAGTTCACCAAGCGGCCGGGTGTAGTGGACCCGGAGCTGACGGCCATGAAGGTGATGGGTGTTCTGGACTGCTGGTGGGCCATGCATGGCAACCGAATGAAGTCCAAGTTCCACGAGCGCATCCCGGTTCAAGGCAAGATGATGGTGACGAACCAGGTCTTGCTGCGGACCGGGGTGTGGCTGCCTGGCCACGCCAACCGGCACATCAACGACGCGACACGACACGGTATCTCGTGGCTGGTCGATCAGGCCCACCACGGTACGTGCGTGGCCGCGTTTCCCAAGGAGGACTAAGGCATGGCACAGGAACGACGAGAGCGCTGCGCCGAGAAAGCCTGCGGGCACCGACGCAGCTCACACAACGAGGCTACCGTCCAGCAAGAGTGCATGGAGTGCACGTGCCAGGCGTTCGAATACGCGCCGCAGCCGGGCGACATGCCCCCGCTGTCGGTCGTGGTCAGCCAGGCTGAGATGACGCAGCTCCGGTCCAAGGTCCAGGTGTACGAGACCCGCAACGAGACGCAGGTCAACACCATCGAAACCCTGAAGCGGGAGCTGAACCAGAAGGACGGAATCACCAGGGCGCAGGAACTGGCCCTGGAGGTGGCCGAGAAGGTCATCACCGAGCTGAAGACCGAGCTGGGTGGGACGCGGTTCCTGCTGTCCATGATGGTGGACACGGGAGCCCTGCCCGAGTCGTTCGCCAAGACCTTCATGCCGACCATGCCCATGGTGGGCGACGACGACGAGCACGGGTACTTCGAGGGTGAGACCGGCCCGATGGCCGTGGCCATCATCCTGGACGAGGACCCGGACTACCGGGGCTGAGCATGACGAAGGGCCGGGAAGGTGTGTCAGCCTCCCCGGCCCTTCGCGTGCGCGGACTCGCTGGGTCAGACTACACGGTCCTGGCCGAGACCAGTCTCGTCGGCCGGTACCACCAGCATCTGTTCCTGCTCAGGCTGAGCCGCGCCCACCTCCATGAGCTGTGCCTCCAGCACGGCTATACGAAGGTGTGCGTCGCTGAGCTGGCGCTTCAACGATGTGATGACATGCTCGGACTTGACCATGATTACCTCGTTCCCCGGAATCGCATCCCGGCCTTCAGCCGGATTCGCTCACCATACCTGGCGTCGAACCACTGAGCCCGCTCCCTGTCCAGCTCCGCCGTGTCGTCGGCCACCATCTGCGCGAGCGTCGCCCACGGCTTCAGGCTCGTGTCTACGGCGCTGGCAGCGACCGTTCGGGACAGGACCCCGGCGAACGCCTGCTGTGCCGTGTCGAGGCGGCTGGCGGCCGTCGCTGCGGCAGGCACAGAGAGAGCGCGAGCGCCGGACAGACGCGCGACCGGCGAGACGACGACCTCTTCCACGGCCTCCTGGATCTCTTCCGGCGAGTCCCCTGGAGCTTCCCCGGCCAGCTCGAAGATGTCCTGTTCGAGCCTGGTTCTGACCACCTGCTGAGCCTTGACAGCCATTACTCTCGGGTCGTCGTCGGACATCGCCCGCATGGTCTTGGCTGCGATGGATGTCTGGAGACTGGTCATGGCCTCCCGCAGGTAGTAGTCCATGGCCACCATCGGGTCCACCTCGGAGGTGTCGATCCGGTAGTTGGCCAGAGCCGCAGCCGGAATGGTGTGGACGTGCCCGTTCATCTCGGGGAAGTTCGGAATGTCGTACGCCACGTGGTACAGACGACTGCCTTCAGCCATACCGAAGTCGGTTTGGCGAGTACGCGCAGTCTGCACTGACTTGATTTCGATGTTCACCACAGCGATCCCCCTGTCCTTAGTTCAGTTCCAGATCCGGTGTATCCGTGACCGGTCCGGTGTCCGAGCCTGACACAGCCCAGTATTCCATCTGGTACGTACCGATCGGGGTGTACTGGTACACCTTGAAGGTGGTGGTGAACGTACGAGATGCGCCCGCAGCCAGGCTCGGAGAGCTGTATCCGAACTCAAGGCTCGGGCTGGTGACGTATTCCCCACAACCCCAGCTCACGCCAGGAGAAGGCGTGATGTTGCAGCTCTGGTACTTGAGCTGCGATGCCGTCAGACCGTTGGCACGAAGTCGCAGGCCGACCGGCTTGGCCGCACCCGTGTTGTTGGTAACCGTGACTTCCACAGTCACGATGGGGCTCGTAGACGCATCGGCCGGGTTCGGGGTGATGGTCACCACGGCGGGCAGATCGATGACAGCCGCCTGCGCCATCGTGGGCGTGGCGAATACGAGCATGATGCCCGCGATGAGTGCCAGAAGTTTCTTCATGACGCCTTTCCTACTAAAGGATGTATCCGCCTCGGTACAGCCACATGTCCACATTGTCTACGCTGGCATTGCAGTTATATGTGAAGCTGCTTGATGAGGTGGACTGCATACAACCGTACCTCGGAGTGGAGCCCGGCGAGTTCGGACAGATGGCACCTCGGTAGGCCCACCCGTTGTTGAACCCCCAAGTGATGGTGTTGATGGCGAAGTTCGAGGTCAGGCCACGAACCGCACCGAAGGCATCTCCGATTTGGGTTCCTCGCGGAATCGTACCGGCCAGCAGCAGCTCGTTGGACGCAGTCGGTGCTTCAACCCCGGCGAACCTGGAGTCGGTGACCCACTGCTTCTTCATGAAGAACCCGCCACCGGTCTTGAAGTTCAGGTCAGCCCGACCGGAGCTGTTCCTCGTCACTTCGGGTCCGACGATGGCGAAGCTGTACTGTTCCCACCCACCTTCGGTGGTGCTGGCGATGAAGATGTTGGTGTCTCGCGCACCTGAGCCGGAGCTGTCCAGCCGAATGCCATGTTGGCCGAGGTAGTTGGCATTCGGAGACATGATCACACGTGGCTGGCTGCTTGCCGTCTGGATGACGGAGCCGGTGATCGTGTGCTTGGACGTGATGGCGTTGGCCGAGAGCTGGTCGGTGGTGATGGCGTTGGCTGCGATCTTGGTGGCCGTAATCGCATTGGCCACGATCTTGTTGGCGGTGATGGAACCATCCTCAATGAGGACTCCGCCATTTACCTGACCAAGGAACATCTCCGACAGGTCCACGTTCATCAGCGTGGTTCCGTTGACGAAGCGAACTCGGGCGTACGATATGACGCCGACTGCGTCAGCAGGGATGGACACTGGCGTAGTGGCGCTGACAGTCACCCATCCGCCAGTGACTCCCTCATCGTCCCCGGTGTTCGCCAGAACGAAGGAGGTTGCCATGGTGCCGTCCTTCAGCACCCACCTGCCGAAGACCACGACGGCCACGGTGGAGCCAGCAGGCCATGTACCTGAGTCCAGGCTTACGTTGTAGGCGATTTTCCCATGAAGGCCACCCATGGTGCGGTCAACCGGATAGACGAACAGAGGATCCACCGCGATGGTTCCACTGGCGAGATCCGGGTCGATGCCGGTGTTCGCGTGCCATCCGATGCGGCCGAACGCTTCACCAACAGCGCTGGACAACTTGGCTCGGTAGAAGGCGTCGGACTCATGTGTCCAGTCGATGGCCGTTGCCGAGTTGGGCAGACCCGTAGCGTTCTGGGTCCTTGCCGTACCGAGGTCTTCATTGGCCGCGTTGCCGTCAGCCACCAGGTTCCGATTACCGCCGATGGCCAGCCGGGTTGCGTCGATGGAGTACGCAGAGATTTTCTCGGCTGTGATCGCACCAGCCTCGATCTTGTCCGAGGTGATGGCGTTTGCCTGGATGTGGCCCGCGTTGATAGCCAGGGCCTCGATCAAGCCGCCGGTGATGGAGTTGGCCACGATCTTGTCGCTGGCTACCAACGTGCCGTCGACGATGTTGGCACCATCGATGACCTGACCGATGATGTCGGTGTCCACCAAAGGCTCGGTGGACCCACTCACCACTCCGCTGTAGCCAGACGTGTTGCCACTGGTGTCAACGGCCCTGAACCGGAAGAACCGCTCTGCCTCGTATGGCTGATCGGCGATGATGAGATCGCTGGTACTGGACACAGTACCGACCACAGCAAACGGACCGCTGCCGGTGTTGCCCATCTCGACCTCGACACGTGCGAAGTCGGCAGGCATGGGGAGGGTGTCCTCGTCCAGCCCATCCCAGTGAACCCGCAGCGTACCGAGCCGCGAGGTGACCACGGGGTCCGAAGGCACAGGAGGTGCCGTTGCATCGGCGGGGATGAAGATGTTCTCGGAGTCGGACCATGCTCCCTGGATGTTGTTGCTGCCGACCGCAGCAACCTCAACTGTGTAGATGGTGAGGACTTGGATGTCCTCACCGATCCAGGTGATGAGCGTGTCTCCGCCCACCGTGCGCTGCTTCCAGAAGCCTGACCCGAGAGCAGACCACCGAACACGGTAGCTGGAGATGTCCTGCGGATCACCTCCGGTATCCAGAGTGACTTCCGCCCACTGCGCCGAGAACAGACCACGAGGACGGCCAAGCTCGTCCACGTAGCTGTCTGCTGCCAGCACCAGCCCGGTTACCTGCGCGGGTACGGAGGTGTCGGGGATCGGCGTGGTCGGAACGGTCGGCGTAGTACCAGAACCGCCGATGGTGGAGGCAGACCCAGCCAGAGCGGCGATCTGCCGCTGAATGCGGATGTCCCTCTCGGTGAACTTGTCGCCCAGGACCACATTCCCGGTCAGCGCCTCACCGCCCATGGTCAGGGTGATCTGACGGACACGGAGATCGTCCATCAGGGCGGTCTCGTCCTGCGCCAGAACGTGGTCACCGCTGCGGTAGTCGATGATCGGCAGCGGCGACTGGCTGCGGAACACCAGCTCCCTGGTCATCTGCGTACGAGGAGCGTTGGCCATCTCCAGCGCGCGGACAGCGAGAGAGTTCAGGACCCCGGTGTCGGTGACACCGCTTTGGGTCATGAAGTTCTCCCACTCTCCCCATGGAGACGGGTTCACAGCCTGCTCGACCGTGACGAACTTGGCGTCATCGCCCTGCACCAGGATGGTGTGGGCAATGTCCTCGTAGCTGCGGTCATCCGGAGCCGCCGACACATCACGGAAGGTATGGAGCACCTTGGCCGTGGGGTTCAGCGTCTGGTCTCGGTTCAGGAACGTGTCGGCCTTGTAGAGCTGAAGCGTCCGGCCGTTCATGCGGAAGTCGCACTGTCCCTGAGCCACCATGGTCTGGAGCAGTGACCACAGATCTTGGCCTGCGGCTACCTCGATGGTGATGAGGTTGGTCCATGCCTCACCATCACTGTCGTTAGTCGCATTGAAGTCGGTGACCAGGAACGGGACGTTCCCGCGCGTGTGTGCCTCGGTGAGGAAGGTGTTGATGAGCGCGCCCACCGTGACGTTGGTGAAGACGCGGTTCCCTTCCTCGTTGAAGGTTGCCGTGTTGATGTTCCTGACCTTACGGAGCATCCATCCGTACGACGGCATGGTGAGCTTCGTCGTCACATCAGCCTGGATCAAGTCCTGGCTTTGTCGGATGTTCAGGAACCGGCAGTCGGGGTACTCCTGGAACATGGCGTTCTCATCGCTCAGCTCCAGTACCACTTCGCAGGGAGCCTGGAGCAAGTCGATGCCAGGCGCACTGTTGGCGTACTCCAGTGTCATGGAGCTGAGGTCATCGAACGGCAGCGCCACTGTCCAGCCGAGAGGCACAGGAAGCTGGCCTCGGAGTGTTCCGTCAGGGTCGTAGGCCCTGATCCTCCACCGAAGCGGAGGGAAGTCGGAGAAGACCACCTCTTCGCCCTGGACACGGCCGGTCGCGCTGGACGACATCACCATGTCGAGCGAGCCGACAGGCTCACCGCTGCTGGCCTTCGTGCCCGAGGACGCGGTAGACGCCTCGCTGGCAGCCGACCCCGAGCCGCTGGTGTCCTTGGACCCGGAGGCAGCTCCGGACGCCTCCATGCCGCCGCTGGCCGCCGCGCTGGAGTCCTTCGAGCCGGTCGCCGTAGCGCTGGCCGGAACCGTGACGCTCGGGTCTCTCGGCCCTGTGCCTTCGACGCTGGCGTCGGCCACCATCCCGATGGTCAGCGACTCAGACGTAGGGTCGTCGCCGATCCCCGCGAAGTCCACATCGACTGTGATGGACGCAGCCGGTGTGTCCGGGATGGTGATCTTCAGCGAGTAGAAAGCAGCATCGACTGGAGCTATACGTCGGCTGCCTTGCTCGTACCAAACACCTGCTTCCGCAGCTACCGTGAGGTTTGTGGTGCTCAAGTAAGCGTGAGCTACGTCGAACCAGTTGACGTCGATACCGACTGAGTGATCGTCGGAGCAACGTACAGTTGCCTGGCCCCACTTGTACTCACCGGGTGCCACCGCGTAGTGATCGCTCTCACCACCGGGGAACTGACTCGCGCCATCCGGCACGATGTGCATCGCCCAGCCATTTGACCCAGCAGGAGGATCGTCAGCAGAGATGTCGATTCTGCTGATGGTTCCACCACCACTGTCACTCCAGTCGGAGAGATCAGTGCCGAAGTCCGGGTTGGCGTTCTCCGGAACGAAAGCCATCTCAGGCGTTGGCGAGAGTCAGGGTGATGTTGGTGACCGTGTAGGTACCGTCAGCCGCGAACACCTCGGTCGTAGCGAGCTGCACCCCACCCAGGAAGGTGGTTCCCGCGCCATCCCACAGACCCACCCATGCCACGGTGGACCCGCCCGGTACGGTGAAGTCCATGGCCGCACTCGTCTGCACCGAACCACCCGAAGCCGCACCCCAGGCGGGAACCGCGCGGGTGTAGGAGCCGCCGACCAGCTCGTTCGCGCCGGTCGCTCCGGGGTCGGCGGAGTGCAGCGAGACCTCGCCGATCTCGGTACCGGCCGCGTCCAGCATCGGGTTGAAGAGGTTGTTGGTCAGTGCCATGTCCGTAGCTCCTTAGTGGTAAGCCGGTCGAGTCCTCAGCGTACAGGTTGTTGCACCACTGGTGCCGGAGGCGGACACCGTCACGTCCGATGCCGCACTTCCCGGTGCGATACCGGGCACGAGGGTGAGCCAGCCCAAGAGCATGGACCTGAGCTGCGCACTGACGTTGGTTCCCGTCAGTTCCCAGTCTTCGGTGTCTTTCTGCCACGCGGTGTAGGTCTGAAGGTCCACCAGCAACCATTCAGAGCCGAGGATGTTGGCACCTGACCACGCAAAGCCGGTCTGGCTGACGTTGTCGTTGATCTGGAGTGAGCTGATCGGACCTTGGCAGAGAAACTGCATGTTCGTCAGCGGGAGCGTGGAATCCTGCGCAACGCTGACGATCTGGTTGCTTCCAGGGATGATGAGGGCAGTGTCCTCCTCATCGCCGAACCACCTGCCCTCGGGGATACTGAACACGATGTTCGTATCACAGAAACCGGGGTTGCAGAAGAAGTCCGGAGGTTCCATGCTGACGAGCTGACCGGCCACCGATACCTGCTGGCCATCCCCGCCATCAGGTGCGTTCCTGGTCCTGGCCAAGGTGACCGGCTGGTTGATGCCGACACCCATGTGACGGATCAGCTCGTTCCATCGCTCGTTCAGTTCAGCCGGTGTACTTCCCTGGATACGTACACGGAAGATGATCGAACCAGGCTCCAGTGGTGCTTGCCACACAGGGATGGACCCATGCATGTTCGGCAGGGTGATGACCGTGTTCCGCATCTGGATAGGACCGGCCCACTGAGTGGCGTCCAGGAGCTTCCTGCCCTGCGCCGGGTTGTGCAGAGCAAGGCCGTTCACGGAGTAGAGCAGCGTCATGTCGTACCGTCCAGAGCAGAGGCGAAGGCCAGCGTGCGGTTAACCGTCTTGGAGGTCGGCTCAGCCTGCGGGTAGTAGTTGGTCACGTTGATGACAGTCTGTGCCGTAGGACGGGCCAGGCCGGTCGAAAGCGCTGCCGCTGACTCAGGCACACGAGCCATGGAGCCGGACGAACGGCCGCCGCTGGAGATCGCAGCCATCTTGGCAGCCAGGCCATCCACCTCGGTGGACACAACACTACGGCCACCGTTGTTGATGGCCTCCAGCAGAGACGCGTTGGCCTCTGCCGACCTGGCGTTGACCACGAACTCGCCGTTGGACAGCATGGCGGGGACTCGGTCGTCGCGAGGACCACCAGGACCAGAGATCCAGCCACCATCCTTGACCTGAGCGGTCTTCGGCGGGGTGTTCTTCTGGTAGTAGTAGTAGCCCACCGACACCGTAGCCGACCTGGTGAGGTTGGCCTGGATGGTCTGACCCGCAGAGTTCGAGTCTCGCTTGAACTGAGCCAGCTTGACGTAGAAGTTGCCGTTGGTCAGCCCGGCCTTGCCATCAGGGTTGAGCGAACCGTTCCTCTCGGCCCGGTACACGCCGTCCTGGATGCTCCCGAGCGTCTTGGTGAAGCTGCTCGGGTCCATCTTGGCCTTACCATCCGGGTCGAAGGCTCCAGCCTTCTCCATCTGGATGATGAGGGACAGCAGATCGAGCGCACCACGCTTGAACAACTCGGTCTTCAGCTCAGCCCGGCCATCAGGGTCGAACAGACGCTTGTCTTCGCTCAGTTCGATGTAGTTGATGATGTCATCGATGGACTTCAAGCCCTTGACGTTGTCAATGTTGACTTCGCCCTTGTGGTTCTTGAGGTTTTCGAGCAGCGTCCCGTACTTTTCGATGACCGCATTGAACTTTTCGGTGTTCTTCGCAGCTCCCAGCTCGTTGGCCAGGGTGTTGGCGATGAGCGTGGCCGTCCCAGACGACGCATTCTCGATCGCAGCCTGCCCCTTGATGATGGAGGTAGCGATTCCGGCCACGTTGTCGCCCATGATGGCCTCAAGGCGGGGCTTCAGCTTGGTCAGCTTGTCCGCAGAGAGATCGGCCAGCTCCTGGATGAACGGAGCGGCTTCCGGACCCAGCTTCTGAAGCTCAGCAGCGATGCCCGGACCCAGAGTGGCGCTGATTTTGATCAGGTTGGTCGCCCAGTTGCGCTGAGCGGTAGCGATCTTCTCCAGTTCCTTGAGGTAGGCATCGAATCCGGTCTTGGTCTTGAGGCTGAAGTTCTCTACAGCGGCCGTAGCCTCTTCGGTGCTGCTCTTGGTGGTCCCTGCGGCAGCTTCAGCCGCCGTCTTGAAGGCGTCGAAGGCAGTTCCGAAGCCACCGAGGGTCTTGATCAGCTCATTGAGCTGCGTCTGTGCCTCGTCGGTGGTCAGGTTGAGGTCTTCGAGGTTGTCGGTGGTCAGCTTGACCTTGCCACCGGCCGTTACGGCGGTGTTGCCGGTGTCATCGAGAGCCTGACCGAGGAGATCCTGGATCACGACGTTGGCTGCGGCCTCGTCGCTGTTCTCCTCGATGGCCTTCTTCATAGCTTCGAGGAAGTCCTTGGCCTTCTTGGCCGCCTTACCTGTCTCGTTGAGCTGAGGACCAGAGTTGACCATGATGCCACCCTGAATCTCTTCCTCCATAACCCCCTTGAGCTGCTTAATTGCGGCCTCAAGGTCCTCAGTCGGCTTCTTGGGGTCACTAAGGGATTTGGTCAGGATGTCACCAACATCGACGCCGGTTTTGTTGAGTTCCTTCAGCGCCTTGTTGTTGCTGGCGATGCCGGACTCATTCGCGGCAGCCTGGACCGTGTTCAGCAGCCATGCCCTGGTCTGCTCACCGATGATGGCCACGTTGTCTTCGAGGACGGCGTTCGCCTCAGCGATCTTGCCAGTCTCGTCCTCGATGATGTTGAGGTACTGCTGAGCAGCCTTGCCCTGCCTCCTCAGCTCAGCCACCGAGCCAGCAATCAGCTCGATCTCAGCAATGCGGGCCTTGGCAGAGTCGCGTGCAGCTTCAGCCGATCGGCGGTCGGCCTCGGACACCTTGTCCTTGGTGACGGCCACCTCGCGATAGACCTTCCCGCCTTCCCGAGCTGCATCGGTGTCCGCCTTGATGGCGTTCCGCAGCGTGTCGAGGCCACCAGTCTGCTCAAGTGCGGACTGGTACAGCTTGTCACCGCTGCTGGTGAAGAGATCCATGCCGCCGACCAGTCCACCCAGCAGCAGAGCAGCGGTACCGATGGCGATACCCCACGGACCCATGGCGAAGGTCATGGCCCTGGTAGCTGCACTGGCCCTGGTGGTAGCGGCACTGGCCCTGGTGGTAGCGGCAGCCGCCGCAGTCACACCGGCCGCAGCCGTGTTTGCCGAGGAGCCCGTCAGTACCAGAGCAGCCGACACAGCGCGGGTAGACGTGGCCGCCTGCGCGCTGCTGACCGCAAACGCCTGGTTGGCTACGGCTGCCCGAGCGGTAGCGGTGGTGAACGCGGTAGACGAGTTGGTAGCAGTGCCAGCAGCCAGAGTGTTGGCCTTGAACCCCGCGTTGCTGCTGACGAGGGACGTACTGAGTGCAGCGTTGGCCACCACGGCGCGACTCGACGCAGTTCCCACCGCACCCATGGCGGTAGCGAGCTGTCCTGCGGTTACCGTTTGTCCCCGCATTGCGGTGGTGGTTGCGGCAGTTGCCTGTGAAGCACCCAGCAGCTCACCGCGCCATGCGCGGATCACCGTGGTCAGGTTGATCGTACGCACACCGAGGGTGTTCTGGAGTTCTCGCATGGCGATGATGCCCTGGAGCGTCTTGGCCATGGCGATCTGGAGTGCCAGCCATGCAGTAGCACCCACGGCCACAGCAGTAGCCACGAAACCCAGGATGGGAACGATCGGACCCAGCTTCGCCACGGTCTCTACCGCGCCGGTCAGCGCCTTCGCGATGGTGTTGATGGCCTTAGCCAACGGCGCACCCACGATGGCCAGGAAGGTCTTGAACGCGTCGGACAGGTTCTGGATCTCGTTGGCAGTCGTCTCGTAGATCGTCTTGGACTGCTTCTGGAGTTCGCTGCCCTTGGCGTACTCGATGTTGGCCCGGTCTACCGAGTCAGCCAGCACGTCGAAGTTGTTACCGAGACGGCTGAAGGTGTCGATGTCTCGGACAGCGTTGACGCCCAGGTCGCTGAGGACGTTGCGGAACGACTCACCATTCTCGGCAGCCTTGGACAAGCCCTCCACGAACTTGACGAAGAACTGATCGGTGTCCGTCTGGAACAGTTCGACGGTGGCCTTCTGGGTCAGGCCCATGATGTCGCTGAGCCTGACCAGGCTGTCCCCACCTTGCTCCACAGCGTCTCGGAGCTGACCGAAGACACGGGTGAGCGAGCCACGTGCCAGCTCCGGACGCACACGAAGGGTGGCCAGCGCTGCGGCCAGGCCAGAGGTTGCCTGTGTCGTCAGTCCGAAGATGTTCGAGGCCGTTGCGATGGACTCGTTGACCCGCAGGATCTCCTGGTCGGTGGCTGCCGACGCGGTACCAAGGGCCAGGATGGCGGAGCCCAGGTTCTCCATCTCACCGATCGGCACGTTCTGCATCTCGGCGATGCGGCCCAGCAGCAGAGTGGACTCTTCCGCAGCTACACCGGTCGTGATGGAGAAGCGCACGATCGTGTCGGTGAAGTCACCCAGCTCGTTGGCGGAGATGCCGATCTGCGCACCGAGCTGGCCAATCTTGGCCACTTCCTCGAAGCTAATCGGTGCCGTCTGAGCGATCTCCCTGAAGCGGTCGAGCAGACCAGCCGACGCTGCCTCTGCCTCGCCCACGACTCGGGCCACCTGCGCGAACGCCTGCTCTTGGCTGATCGCTGCCGCAGCAGCAGCCACAGGGATAGCACCGAGGACCACGAAGATCCTGCTGAACCCCTGCTCCAGCTCACCCACGCTGGACCGGAGGGCGAAGGTCGAGTGACTGAAGTTGGTGAAAGCCCGGTCGCCCGCGTTCGCCGCACCAGCCGTACGGTTCATGGAGTTGGCCATGGCCTGCTGCTGCTGTGCCAGCCGCTGCGACTGGAGCTGGAGGTTCTGCTGAGCGATGGCCAACCGCTGTTCCTGCTGAGCCAGTCGCTGAGCCGCCTGCTCAGCTCGCTGCTGTGCCTGAGCCTGCTGGTTGGTGAGCTGCGTGTTCTTCTGCTGAACAGCGGCCATCTTCTGGAGCGCGCTGGCGTAGGAGTTCAATGCCCCAGCGAGCTGCTGGTAAAGCCGGAGTTCCCGCTGCTTGGCTGCGGTCTCCTCCTTGGTCAGCCCGGTTACCCTGGCAAGGCTGCCAGACAGGGCATCGAGAGCGGAGTTAATCCGCCTCTGGTTGACCGACGCCCTGTTGTTCCCATCCGCCAGGGTCTTCACTGCACTGGCGTAGGTGTTCACCGTGGAAGCGAGCTGCTTGTACAGGTTCAGGGCGTTCATGAGCTGACTGGTGGTCCGCTTATTTACGCCCTCAACCTGCGTCAGCGCCGTCTGAAGGCTGCGAATCGATGTGGTGAACGCGCCACCCGCAGAGGTGGACGACGCCGCAGCCCGAGCAAACCCGGACAGGTCTACGTTGATCCGTGCTGTGGCGTCGAACTGCGTCATTTCTTGCCCGCTTCCCTCATGTAAGACTCGTACCTGCTAGGCAGTGGCTCACCCTCGAAGACATTGAACGCCTTGACGTACTGGATCTCGCCCGGCTTGGCGTCCTTCTTGTGTTCTTCTCGGTGCTTCTCCAGCGCGGCGCAGGCGTAGCAGTGGCTCGTCTTGACCTCGAACTGGACTCGGTTGTCGGTGCTGTACGCCTGCCACAGAGGAGTCTTGCAGGAGTTACAAACCTCCTCCTCCATGACAGTCAGGGCCTTGGCCAACTTCCTGTTGGTCACGGTCCATCCCTGCTCGCTGCCGGTGATGACTGTCAGCGGAGGCACAGACCACGACCGCGCCGTCTTGAGGTCAGTGACGTAGTGCCGGTTACCCGGCCACGTCAGCGTCTCGGCCAGGAAACCCGGCATCGATGTTGGCCATCCACTGGACGTTGAGGTTCAGCGCCTCGTACAGACCGGCGACCAGCTTGGTGGACTCGGTGACGATGAGCCGGTTCCGCATCGAGCGCATGGACTCCATGGAGATCGGACCCTTGATGACCGCGCCGTCCGTCCGCATGATGCGAACAGTGGCTTCGGCCAGCATCCCGGTCATCGCCTCCTCCGAGAACTTCTCGTCCTCGGTGTTCCCGCCCAGAGCCGCCCGGATCGTCTCACGTACACGGTCGGGCATCTTCGGGTCGGTGACCTGAAGCTCGATCAGCAGGGCGGAGGAACGGACACGCTCCTCCAGCCCCGCGATCTTCGCGTCCAGAAGTGCGACCTCCCGCTGAATCTGATCCAGCCGCACCATCTTGGGGTTGGTCTCACCGACAGCCAGCTTCGGCGCAGTCGAGTTGTTGACCTCGACCATCTCGATGTTCAGCTCGTCACGCTTGACCTGCGCGTCGTAGAGCTGCTTACCGGCGTCCGCGTCCAGGAAGACGGTGACGCCCACGATCGGGACGGTGCACTTCTCCTGGACGAAGTCGTTCAGGCTGAAGGTTGCAGGTGTCGGCATGGCATCCGGCACCTCGATGTGCTTGTCCTTGCGCCCGCCTTCGGCGGTCGCCTCGACCTTGATGTTCTCTGACATGTCGGTGATCCCCTAGTGTTGGTGGTGCTTGGTCAGCTCGCGTCCACGAGCACGAGGCCGTTCGAGGAACGACCCTGCGCGTAGAAGCGAACCTGCATCTGGACCGGCCCGTCGTTGTCCTTGACGATGTTCGGGTCACCCGACAGGAACTCGAACACGGACACCTCGTCGCCCGCCGCCGCAGTCGGGAAGAGGTTGGGGTTCTTCCCGATGCGCTGGACCAGGTATCCCTGGACCAGGGGGGTCTTGAACAGCGCGGCGGCGATGTTGAACACCGAGGCCACATCGTCCAGGTCCGCGTCCCGGAAGAAGGTGAGGTCGCCCTCGTAGTTCTTGCGGGTCGGGGTCTCCACGTTGGAGTCGTCACAGATCGAGGCCGTGTCGTCGGTGTCGCGGTCGGTCCAACCCAGGGTGTACGGGTCCACGATGGCGCAGGAGATGTTCGTTCCTGCGTTGATCTCGGCGGCCGTGGGGTTGTCGATGTCGACGATGCCGGGGGTGGTGTCCACCCACCAAACGGTCACGTTCGGCGGGAGCATCTTCTGGGGCATGTGGCTTCTCCTTCGTGAGCGCCGGGGGCCTAGCGGCCCCTAGCATACGTGGTCAGGCGGTTGTCGTGTTGACGACGCCGTGGAACGCCAGTGGGTACGAGTACCGCACGTCGACGCCTGTGGTCGTGCTGATGGGGTTGCGGATGGACGGGGCTCCGTCCTCCTCCAGTTCGCCCTCGCCGTCCGGCCGGAAGCCGTGCAGCGCGTCACGGCACAGGTCCCCGAGCTGTCGCGCGTGGGTCATGGTCGTGCCTACACACTCCACGTGCAGGTAGCCTTGCCGACTTGCCTGGCGAACACCACCTATGGTGGCGAACCCCGGTCCGGCGTCGATCGACCCTCCAAACCACACGAGGACGTAGGGCCGGATCATGCCGTTCTCCAGTCGAGCAGGTTCTTCGCTCTCCCCGTAACCTCCATCGAGCACGTCGATGTTTACCCCGAGAGCTGAACGAAGCTCATCCATGATGGCGTCCTGCCACGGAAGCAGCCTCATCGCACCAGCCTCTTCACCTCGGGCAGCGCGTTGTTGTACGCCGCATAGACAGCCCGCATCGGCTTGATTCCTGTCCTCGTACCGAACTCCTGGAACGGAGCGTAGTACGGAGCCAGCTCCTTCCATCCGAACCGGATGCGAAGGATGTCCGTGTTGTAGCTTCCCTCAGAGTACGTACGAGACTTCATGTTCCCAGTCTCGACCCTGGCCCGCCTGATGACATCGAGCTTGGCCCGGTTCTCGATGGTCTTCAGGCCATCGACTATCTTCTGCCGCGAACGGTTGAGATGGTCGATGACGAAGGCTTCGAGTATCTGCTCCTGTGCACCTACCGGTGAGCCGCTGCCGTAGTAGGTGTAGCCACCCGGCAGGCTGGTTCGGTACTGGTACTTCCAGCTTATACTTGCGATGGCTGCTCACCCCTTGAACGAATCCGTCGACACGTGAGACACGACCGACCTGTCTTGGTCCTGTACGTGTTCTCCTCTGTGTACTCGTGGCCGTACTTGCAGTGAGTCTTTGGAGGCTTCCGCCACATCCCATGTCGGCCACGATTACTGCGGTCAGCCGCGTTCTGCGCCTGACTACCGATGTAGAGATGTTTTGGATTGATGCACGGAGGATTGTCACAGGAGTGCAGTACACACTCATACTTCTCCAGCCGCTTATGCAAAAGATGACTCATGAGCCACCTTGTTGCCAGCATCGAGACACCTTGACTTGAAAGCTGGCCATATCCCTTGGAATCAGTTCCCTTGGTCCAAGGCCAGCAAGCGTCTTCACCTCCACTCCGATCACAGCGAGTCCACAACCATTCGAGAGTGACCGGACCGGTCCGCTTGATACCCATGAGAGCCAGCGTACCGCATTCGTTGGACAAAACTACCGGCCATCAGTGAGCCACCCATCCGTTGGCAAGCGCGAGGTCTTGGAGAGCGTCCCACTGAAGGCTGCTCTCAGACACGTCGAGGTCACCAAGTACAGACCGGCCCCACGTGTTGCTGGACTCCAGCGGGTTCCGGATGTGGAAGATGTAGCGCTCCAGGCTGTCGTCGTACGGCGAGTAGAGGACACCCACAGCATCCCCGAGCAGGATGGCCGGGCAGTCCATCGACATCTGGATACGCACAGCGTGCTGCACCGTGGGGGAGTCTTCGCCGTTACGGCGGCGCGCGCGCCAGTCCTTGTTGGGCTGCACCCGAGCTTCGCCCCACCAGACGTAGGTCCACTCGCCTCCGGTGATCTGACCCGTCTCGGGGTCCCAAACCGCTTCGGTGCCGGAACGCCTGGCGAAGACCAGCTCTGCCGTCTGCCACCCGATCGGCACCGTACGGTGGTGGAGCGGCCACCTCGGGTCCATGCTGGGTCGCAGGTTGAGGGGACTCATGCGTTACCCCACACCTGATCGAACGGCGACGAGCGAACCGTGGCAGGCCAGATACCGAGCGGCTGTCGAGCAGCCTGGAAGTCCACCACGGTGAAGGCGGTGTCCAGTTCGAGGGCGTCCTCTTCCTTGTCCGCCTGACGCCGGAGCTGGATGGCTCGCTGGATCAGTGCGTTGGCCAGCTTGGCACCATCGGTCTGGAGGTCTTCGGTCTTGATGACCTTGGAGATCAGCGCCTCGCTGGTGGCCAGCGCGTCCACCGCGTCCGCAGCAGCCCGGCGAATGTGGACCGTGCTGGTGTAGTCCACATCGTTCGGGTTCTCGATGGCCGGGTAGAGGGAGAGAAGCCCCTCAAGGTGGTTGTCGGTGAACATGAACGAGGCATTGCCGTCGTTCTCCCAGTCCACGAATTCTACATCGGGGATGAGCGCCCGGACTTTGCCCACCGATGTGGAGTAGTCCGGAGGAAACTGGTCTGCCATGGCGTCCTCCTTGTCCTATGTCCATAGCATAGCTGCCTGGACAGCAGAGAGCCCCGTACCTGACCTCGGAGTAGGTACGGGGCTCTCGTTGCCCACGGACAAGGGCTGCCACTGCGACCGGGGGATCGCTGCTGGGGCCAGGCTACAGCGTCGAGGCACAGAGGCTATTCACTGATACGCAGGGCGTATTCACTACGGTTTTGGTGATTAGTTATTCACTTGGTGAATATGGCTTTATTCACTGGCCTCTATTCACCAAAATTATGGTGAATTAACCTTATTCACTGTCTGTCTTGTCCTAGTTTATCCCGGTTCCAGGTCTAGGATCGACGCGCCTTTCGGTCGGCCGTAAACGGCCGATCAGCTCAGGGGAGCTGACGCTTCGATCCTAACATGCTACACAAGTAGGACATTCAAGGAAGTCTTGGGAGAATCTTCGTACCTTGAGTGGTGAATTAACTCAATTCACTTAGTAAAGGATTGGCAAAGATTCTTATTCACCGGGTGCGTCATGCTCGTCAGGTCGAGGCCGGATACCATAGGACCGACGAGAGGAGGTCCGATGCCACTGCCTACGGAACGCACTGTCACAGGGACCTACACCAACCCGGTGACTGGTGATCCCTACGACGGAACGAGTGGGGAACACTTCGTCATCTTCGAGCCTGTGCCGGAAAGGTGGACGGACCAGACCGGCAACCAGATTCTGGTGGGCGGCGGACAGGTAAACCTGGACGCCAATGGCCAGTTCTCCGAAGACCTCGTGTGCACTGACGCGGCCGGTGTGTTGCCGGAAGACGGCCGACTGTGGAGGCTGCGCGAGTACGTCGATGGAGAGTGGAACACCTGGTACTTCGAGCTGCCTGAAGGTGTAGGGGCGCTCGACATCACCGACATCCTGGGGGCACAGGAGGGCGACGAAATCATCGTCCCTGTGCAAGGCCCGCCTGGTCCGGCCGGACCTGCTGGCGCTGACGGTGCCGATGGTACTGATGGGGTGAACTCCGACCAGGGCGGTCTGACCACCGGCATCATCGTGGGCGGTGACATCAGCCCCAACGTGGGAGACCCGTCCTCCATCGACATCAACCCGTTCCGTGGGCTGATCGTGGACTACCTGACCGATCCGGACAACGCCATCGTCACGCTGGTAACCAACCCCGCCGTCATCACGGTGGCCATGGACGCTGGCGCTCTGGCGAGAACGGTCACCTGGTGGCTGATCGACGCTGACCTCAACGTCACACAGCAGGCTACGACGCCGACGCCGGTACAACGGCGAGAGACCATCGTGCTGGGTGTAACTACCCAGGTCGGCGGCCAGATCGATGTTGACCAGACGGTACAGGTCATCATCCAGCAGCCCATCAATCAGCTCTACGACTTCATGGACGCGGTGGGCGCGTTCAACCTGTCAGGCAACGAGATCACGCCGAACGGTGTGAACCTCATGCTTGACCACGCTGCTGGCCAAGTCTTCTCCCGAGGCTGGAATCAGTTCCAGGGTGCGACGAACACCAACAACCCGCACATCTCGCCGACGCAGGCACAGGCCCCGGCCACACTCACGTACGTGTTGCGGAACACCACGGTGGTTCCCGCGCCGGTCGCCAACGTGGACCCGGCGAACTACGACCTGAACGGCGTACTCACCGCTGTCGGGGGAAGCACCAACAACGCCACCATCCAGAGGGTATGGCTGTTCCCGACCAAGGATGATGAGGATCAAATCATCATCCAGTACGGACAGACGGTCTACAGCAGCCTGACGGCGGCTGTGGCCGCGATCAGCACCGCCAGCCATGTGGTCAACCCGTTCCTGCCGACGTTCGGTGTCTTGCTGGGCTTCCTGTGCGTTCGACGGAACGCCACCAACCTGAGCGATCCGTTGCAGGCGCAGTTTGTTCCGGCAGCCAAGTTCGGTGTCGGTCCGGCATCGAGCCAGGATGCTCTGGCGAACTACCTGTTGTTGGCCGGTGGCACCATGACCGGTGCGATCAGCTCCGAGCTGGCCGCGACGGATGACGTGGCTGTCGAGTCCAGGGTGAGCGATGACCCGGTGGCTCGCTACATCAGGCGCACTGATGGTGCGATGGAGTGGGGCGACGGCATCAACCCCGTGGATTCCTTCCTGGAGCGCCTTGCTGCGGGATCGTTGGGGTTGGTGAATACGGACCTCACGATCAAGGCAGCCGACGACAGCAAAGCGTACCGATTCCGCCGAAGTGGCGAAGCACTCGACTTCGAGGGTGCTGGTCAGAGTCTCTACATCTCAGTCTTCGAGAACGGCGATTTCAGCGGAGACCAGTTCCAGTACCTCCGGCTGGAGAACGCTGCCGGATTGGCTCACGCCACGGGTAGGTGGATCTTCGCAGACGGCCCGTTCGGTGCTGCTGTGCATACGCTGGACGGCTTCACCAATACAGTGGCCTTCCACGGAGCTGAGCCTGTAGAGCAGGCGACCATCACCGGAGAGCGGTCTACCGGCGAAGCATTGGCGTCACTGCTGTCGGCACTCGATACACGCGGCGACATCGCGGATACCAGCACCGCAGGGCCGGTGATGGCCAACGACGCCGACGTGGTGAAGCTGACCGGCAACCAGACGGTCGGCGGGGTCAAGACGTTCTCGCTCAGCCCGACCGGTCCGGAGCCGACGACCGACAGCCAGATGGCCGTCAAGTCCTACGTGGACGACGGCGATGCTGCTGTGCAGGCAGACGCGGACGCCAACGCGGCGGCGATCCTGGTGGAGACCAGGAACACCTGGCAGCCCGAGGATGTGGGTCTGGTGGCCTGGACTTCGGACCCGGCCAACTGCCAGTCCACCATCCGCTATGAGTCGGCCAACCGTATTCGGTCGGCCGCCATCTCGATCCACAGGACCACCACGGTGACTGACATCGTGTGGTACATGCTGGGCTACGATGGAGGTCTCACGGCGGGTTCGTGGGCGGCCATCTACGACTCGGCTGGCACAAAGGTCGGCACTGTGGCCGACTTGACCGCAGTGGGGTCGGAGCCGCCCGAGGTGCACGACGCTGGCGGTGCGATGAGCGGTTCGCCGCTGGATGAGGGAAGCGTCGTCCTGAGCCCCGGCGTCTACACCGTAGTCTGGCGCTTCATCTACAACTACGGAGTGCCGGACGGTCCAGCTCTGCTGGAGTACGAGAACAGTGCCGGTGCTCCGCCGAACATCCTCGCCAGGAACGGTGTGGTGAGGTTCGGCTACAGCACAGCCGCTGTGACAACGCCCCCGGCCACCGTCCCCACCCTGCTGACGGACGGAGGCAACCGGTTCTGGGTGAGCCTCGCCGACGATAGCTGAGAGGCACAGGACGCAGCGGAGCCCCGGAGGGGGGATCTCCTCCGGGGCTCCTGTCTGTGTGGCCGACGACCTACTAGCTGTCGAGGCCGGTGCCCAGCGACACCATCGACGGGGACGGGTCGATGCCCGCCGCGCCGACGAAGTGACGGACGCGGTACTGCACGTCGTCGTGGCTGAACGAGCCTTCGAACGGGGAGATGTCCCCGCCGCCGATGTTCGAGCCGGTGTCGTTGGAGATACGCAGCTCCGGTGCCTCGTGGCCCGCCAGGAAGGAGGTCACGATGGCCCGACGCGTACCCGTGGTGCCGCCGGTCGGGACGAGGTACCACGTGGTGGCCGCCGTCGCCGACGTGTCGATGAGCGGGAGCCACTGGTTGACCTGGACGGTGAACCGGCCGCGCGCCTGGTTGGTGCGGGTGAAGCGGACCTGACGGCCCGTGGTCGGGTCGCCCTGGACGATCTCCTGATTCGCGATGGCCGCGATCTCGTTGGCCGTGATCTCCATGGAGGGCGGCACGACGAGGACCCAGGAGGGAACGACCACCGGGCGGTCGTTGAGACGGCGGAGGCCGATCTCCTGCATCGCCAGCTCCAGCGCCTCCACGGAGAGCGCCGGGTTACCGGCCATGATGTTGCCCGCGTCGGCGAGAGGGCCGAAGTCCCAGGAACCGTTGAAGTAGTCCGGGTTCGGACCGGTCGAGGTGGCGAGAACACCCGTGGTCAGGACATCCTCGGTGTCGCGGCCCATCGCGGCCATCTCACCGGGCATGTCCTGGATGACCTGGAACTCGTCGTTGATGAACGCCTCGAACGAGAACGGGAACCGGGCACCGTACTTGGCCAGACCCCACTCCTCGCCCCGCGCCTCCAGGGAGAAGGTCGGGTACTCGGTCAGCTCGGGGACGCGGGGGAGCGCCATCGAGTGACGGGGAGCGCCGCCGTTCTGCACCGGAAGCTGGTCGAAGGTGGCGTTCCAGTCCATGATGCGCTGCTTCTTCAGGTTCGACGCGGTGTAGCGCGAGCTGAAGGAGGTCCACTGCTGGGGCAGACGGGCGTACTGGCCCTGGAGGGCGATCTGGGTGACCTGGCCGAACAGGATCGGGAAGTCCTGGCTGGCGATGGCCTCCTTGAGTCGTGCCATGGCCGCGAAGTTGCCGTCCATGGCGAGACCCAGGTCGGTGACCAGGCCGCGAGCGAGCTTGTTCTTCCCGAAGTAGATCTTGGTGCTCTCCTGGAGCTTGGCCAGGAGCCGCTTCTTGTGCTGCGGAAGGTTGTCCACGGACATCAGAACGCCTCCCCGGCGAGACGAACGACGAACCGGCCGTCGGTCGTACGGTTGATGATGTGGCCGAAGCCGGTGTCCGCCACCACGGAGGTGGACAGGGTGGAGGACGTGTCGAGATCGCCCACCACGAAGTAGACGGGCGTGCCCATCTCGGTGTTCTCGTCGGCACCCGTCACCTCGAAGGCGAAGGCACCCACCAGAGCCACCGACATGTAGCCCTCCTCCAGCGACGCCGAGATCGTGTCGGTCTCGGTGACGGTGGAGCTGCCGATGGTGTAGGTCGTGGTGTGACCGCCGACTGCCTGCGCTACACCGACCAGCCCGTTGACCTTGACCGGGTCGTTGGGGAGCACCTGGAGAGTGCTCGGGTCGATCGGCAGCGGAATCCAGTCGCTGTACTTGTAGACCTCGTTCGTAGCCATGTTGGCTTACTCCTTCCTGGGGTCAGCCGAAGAGGTTGGAGAAGGCGGCCAGGGACTCGGTCAGTTCCTTGTCCTCGACCTCCTTGTCGTCGGTCTCGACGGTGCCGGGCTTCTGGCCCTTGTCGTCGGTGCCTCGGGTGACCTTGCCCGGCTTCGCGGACTCGGTGATGGACGTGACGTACGCCTTCTCGTCCTCGATCATCTTGTCGAGGTCGGCACCCTTGACGTAGGACTCGGCCAGACGCTTCTGGCTCGGGGCGGGAAGGGCCGACTCCGCCAGCTTGGCCACGATCTGGCCCGCCGACAGCTCGTTCTTCTTCTCGTCCGCCTCCTCCTTGGCCTTCTGGCTCTCGGCCAGCTTGTCCAGGAAGCTCGTCATGGTCGTGTTGAGCGTGTTGAGCGTGGTGATGCCGGTCGCGAGATCGGTCATCACCTTCTTGTCTGCTTCGCTCAGGTTCGCCACCTGCGCGGCAGCGGGCTTCGCGGCCTCGGTCATGCTGATCAGCCTTCCTCCTGCACCCGCACGGGTGACGACATCCACGGACATCCCGTGGACGATGCTGGTGACGATCCGCCCTGACTCGTTCTCCTCGATCGTGCCTGCCGCACGGATGGACATCTCCACCGGCATGACTTCGGCCATCGCCTCGATCTTGGGGATGTAGTCAGGGAAGAACTGCACTCGGGCGAACAGGCCCTTGCCGTCCGGCCCGTCCTCATACTGTGCGTCTTCGATCAGTGCACCAGCCAGGTCCTTGACCGACCTTTCCGGCCGTTCGTAGGACTCTGCCTCGGTTGCATGGTCGAAGTACACGTGCGTCCCGGCAGGGAACGCCTTCGGTCCATCTCTCCGCAGCACCTCTGTGGAGTAGTACCCCGAGCTGCCCATCACGTCGGCCTCGATCAGCCGAACGCGCCAGCGGCCCTTGGTGGTCTTCCGGGGTGCCACGGTGAAGGACTCGTGGAGCAGTGTCCCGGTCATCCTGGCCTTCCCTGTCGAGCGACGCACCTACGTGCGCCACTATAGCTGGTCAATCGGAAGTGTGGCTCTGTGTGCCTTCATCACGAAGCTCGTGGTCGCCGCGCGACGGCGGGTCCGTCTGCTTGGGCTGAGTCGAGGTACGACCATCCTGGCCAGGCTGAGCCGGGGTAAGTGCAGCTCGCTGCTTCTGGAGATCGATCTGACGCTGGTCCTCCTTGGCCTGCTCCTCCTCCGACTTGGGCACCGTGTTCTTGAGGATGAGGGGAACCTGCTCCTCGTTCGGCACACGGTCGGGATAGCGCTCGACGTACTTCGGACCCAGGGCTTCGAGCAGCATGGCCCGCCATTCCTTGGGGAAGATGGTCCCGGTACGGCCTGCCATGTCGATGGCCTGGATGCGGCGGTGAACCGGCTCTGCATCGATCTCAGGCCACTCGATGGTGACGTTGTAGCGAAGCACCCGGCAGATGGCCTTGATGGCATCGTCCATCAGGTTCTGGCGGGCGCGCATCGAGAGGATGGTCGGCTCGTCCAGAGTCTCCGCTGTGGACCTGGAACCGTCACCAGGGTCGGTGGTGAGCATCGGCAGAGGCACACCGAGGCCAGCCGCGACCATGGCTGCCAGCGGACGACCCTCACCGAAGTTCACTCCGGTGCTGCGCTGAATGGCCGTGAGGTCTTGACCGGCACCGAGGACAGCCGACGCGCCAACCTGGAGAGGCTTGCCAGTCATCGGGTCACGCTGGGGAGCGGCAGCAAGCTGCGACGCCACGCGGCTGGTGCCACGGCCGGAGGCAGACGTGACCTTCCAGGCGAAGCGGGCGTACGCCTTGGTGAGGGTGGCGCAGTTCTCCAGGAACTCCTTGTACGCCTTGCTCCAGAAGATGCAGGGGAACACGTCGGGGATACCCCAACGCCAGCCGGTCATGCGGTTGACTGGGATGTGCACGATGCGACGGCGAGAGTCCACAGGAACGTTGAGAACCCGCTCGGTCGGCTGGCCTTCCAGCTCCGAACTGGGGTACCACATCTCGGTCATGGCACCTTCGGTATACCCGGTGTCGAGGTCAACCTCCGAGTCATCCCAGGTTCGCTTGTAGTAGAGGACGGTTTCGCTGTCGCCGTTCTGGGTGACAGCGCCGGTGATCTGCCAGAACGGCAGGCGCTGAACAGTCCTGGTGCGGGGGTCGCACAGGAAGAACAGTTGACCATCGGCAGCGAGGGAACGTTCGAGTTCCATCTGTGCCTGTGTCGTACCGAAGACGCGTCGGAGTGAGGGCGGCAGTTCCATGTCGCTCGACCGAGGACGCCCGCGTGTGCTGGAGCTGACGGCGATCTTCACGCCGTCCCCCCAGATCCACGACGTACGGATGCCGACGCCGTTCTTCACCAGAGGGTTGACTGTGGTCAGTGCTCGACACAGCTCGCTGAGTCGCTTGAGCTTGACGAGAGGGATCTCGTGGATTCCCTCAGCTTGACCACCAAGAGGAGCCCACCCGATGTCGTCGATGGCAATCTGTACTTCGGCCATCGACTCCTTGAGGTCGCTGAGCAGATCCTCATTCCTGAGTTCCAGGGACTCGACCTGCGCTTTGAGTTCTTCCAGGGTTTCGGTTCCCTGTTCCATAGCGGGGTTCATGTGCTGAATAATAGACCCGTAATCCAGGGAAAAGGAGCTGGGAATGATCCCGCAATACATCCATCAGGTATGGATCGGTCCTGACCCTGTGCCGACTGACTGGTGTGATACCTGGCCTGAGATGCATCCCGCCTGGGGTTACCGGCTCTGGCGTGAGGAAGACATAGATCAACTGGCCTGGCCGACCGGAGCCAGGAAGGTCTACGACCAGTACATCGCCGATGAGCGCTACTGCGGTGCGGTCAACGTCGCTCGTGTGCTGATCCTGATGCTTGAGGGTGGCGTCTACATCGACGCCGATATGGTCTGCATCAAGACTATGCAGGGTGCGCCCTTCATGGGCTCGAAGATGTGGATCAGTCAGTCTCCTCACGATCCGAACAGGTCACAGAACGCCGCGATGGGTTGCGAGCCGGGTAACGCGGTGATGCAGTCCTACGTCGGCCACCTCTGCGAAGTGGGTGACTACATCCATCCTTCGTGGCAGAAGACAGGAGCGGGTCTGTTCGATCACATCAGGAACACGCACTTCCGCCCGAGCTGTGTCACGCTGGTGCCGTCACCTGCATTCCACCCCCGCACCAAAATGGGTTCGGTCAACAAGGCCGCCTTGCGGTACAAGGGAAACATCTACGCAGAGCACTACTTCTACTCGACGCATGGGAGAAAAAGGAATGAGCACCCTCGCGGTGTACGCATGGGACAAGCCGGGCGTCGCAAACTTCGGTGACGAGCTGGGGCCGGACATCCTCCGTCGTCTGGGGCACAACGTGGTTCGCGCCACGCCGCAAACAGCGGAGGTGGCCGTTTGCGGCTCCATCTTGGAGAAGCTGACCGTGGCACCGCGTGGCTGCATCGTCGCCGGGGTGGGCTCCATGCACATGGGCTTGAAGCCACTGCCGAACGTGAAGCACCTCGACATCAGGGCGCTGCGTGGTGAACTCACACGACGTGCCTTGAACGAGAGCAGCAAGCACAACATCGGCGACATCCCGCTGGGTGACCCCGGCATTCTGGCCGGGACGCTCTATGAGACAGCTCCGCGTCAGGCACAGAGGCTGGGCGTTGTGCCGCACTACATCGACAACCGCGCCTTCTCCTACGCCGACGTGGTCATCGACGTGACGGCTCCGCCGCACGAGGTCATCTGGGAGATCAGTAAGTGCGACCGCATCCTGAGCAGTAGTCTGCACGGCCTGATCGTGGCCGAGTCGCTGGGCATCCCGGCAATGCGGCTGCCGTACCACAAGGTCATCGGTGGTGACCTGAAGTGGGTGGACTACGCGATGGGCGTGACCGACGGATTCGGCCTCGCGCAGGAACGACTTCTCAACGTGCTGGAGGCACTGTAATGGCATACAAGAAGCCCGAGAACGTACCGGGTCTGATCCGCAATGAGGATGGCATCTTCCTGGAAGCCATGATCTCCAACCTGACCGCAGGCGACTGCGTCATCGAGATCGGTCCCTTCACCGGGAAGTCCTCATGCTTCATGGGTCGCGGTATCCAGAAGCACCCCGGCATTCTCCACCTGTACAGCGTGGACCCGTGGGAACTGCTCGATGTGCCAATCACCGGCACCGGCCTGACCATCGCGCAGACGCGCGCACAGGCACACGAGCTGTTCCGCGAGAACGTCGTCAAGTGCGGCATGACGCACGAGATCACCGAGTTCCACGGGTTCAGCGAGGACGCGGCCAAGCGCTGGAACTCTCCGAGTCCGGTCGGCATGATCTACGTGGATGGCAGCCACAAGTACCCGATGGTCAAGAAAGACATCGAGCTGTGGGCTGCCAAGGTTCGCATCGGCGGGTACATGGTCTTCGATGACTACAACTCGCCGCAGGTAAACCGCGCCGTGAAGGAGCTGGTCCAGGACACCTTGGAGTACGGAGACTGGATCTTCTCCGTGTACCACGAGGACAGCGACCGCTTCGCTGTGCTGGAGCGGGCGGCATGACGGACCTCATCAACGGCGAGGACACAGATCCACAGGTCGCCGTCGTCTTCCCCTGGAAGGACCAGGGCGATGAGGACAGGCAGCGCAGCAAGGCATGGGTCACCGAATGGTACGCGGAGATGCATCCCGAATGGGATCTCATCCACACCGATGGTGGCGGAGGTAAGTGGAACAAGCCGACCGCCATCAACTACGGGGTCAACTTGGCCAAGGCCATGGGCGCTCAGGTGGTCGTCGTCTCCGACACCGACGTGTTCCCGCTGGCCGACCGGCTCAAGACGGCCGCGAGGCAGGCCGTGGTCGCCCCGTGGATCGTCCCGCACGGCCGTGTGCTCCGTCTCCGTGCGGAGCCCACTGCGGAGCTGCTGAAGCGCCAGCCAGGCCCGCGCCTGAAGGTGCCGACGAGCCCGCTCGTCCGTGGCTCTTACCGAGGCATGGCGGGCGGCGGCCTCTTCGTCATCTCTGTGCAGCACTTCCTGGCTACTGGTGGATTCGATCCACGCTTCACCGGCTGGGGCGCAGAGGACTCGGCGTTTGGCGTGTGTGCCGACACCATCCTCGGTCCGCACCTGCGGTACGAGCACATCCCGCTGGTTCACCTGTACCACAATCCCGGACTTCGCGAGTCGAACCCGCACTATGGCCCGAACGTCGAGCTGAAGCGTGAGTACGACCGAGTTGCCCTGGAGCGCGAAGCCATGATGCGGATGCGCGGTGTACGTCCGACACCGCCGTCCACTCTTCTCATGACTCGCCCACGGCGGGAAGACAGCTACGAGGATTGGCTGCTGTACTGCTACTCGCTTGGCCTGCGAGAGCAGATCAAGTCGGTTCTGGACAAGTTCAGCCTGGTGGCTCTGGCCATCCAGGAGGAGCACCGACGACGGCAGGCATGACGAAGCCCCGGCTGGTAGGAACTCAGCCGGGGCTCGTCTCGGGCCTCACTTGGTGATGGCCCACCCGATGACGGTGGTGGCGGTCCCCGCGATGGTGGCCGCCCCCACTGCCGCACCGATGATCTTGGAGTGGCCCCTCTCCAGAACCGACACTCGGTCGGCCACCTTCTCTACCTCTTCCTTGGTCTCGCCTTGCTCAGCCTGGAGATTTGCAACCTGGCCCTGCACGGCGATCACCTTCTCTCGGGTGTCAACCCCGACGAGGTAGATGTCCCGGAGCGTGACCACGTGGTCGTCGCCCGGAGGTGTCATCGGTCAGCGTCCTCCTCGGTGTTCAGCCAGAGCAGCCACTTCTGCACCTGGGGGACGGCCATGATCCTGGTCAGGGCCGCCGAACCGGCGATGGCACCGGCCACCCACGGCAGCGAGTCGTTGACGCCGGACGCCTCCACGATCTCGGGCAGCACCACCGCGAGCGGCACGACCACCTGGACTACGGTGCGGATGACCCGCTTCCACTCCATCAACATGGAGTCCTCCTTTGTCACCTGACCCTGCCTCTACGAGAACAGGATCTTCCACGTGAGCGGACCGGGGTATCCGTCCGCGTCCCCCGCAAGGGCCTTGTGGTTCCGCTGGAAAGCCGCAACGGCGCGACGGTCCGCGTCGGACCACGACGGCCCCGGACCCACCTTGTAGTAGCTGCCGTAGCCCTTACGTACGAGCTGCTGGCCCAAGAGGGTCACGTACTTGTTCTTCTCGCCCCGGCCGAAGTAGTCGCTTCCGGGGAACTTCGGCGTGGTCGCCGCCTTGGCCGGGATGGTGCCCAGCAGCTTCTTCAGCGTGACCTCGCCAGGAACGCCATCGGCGTCCTGGTGGGGGGACGTTCCCTTGTAGCCCAGCGACTTCTGGTAGTCGCTGTAGTTCAGGGTGTCAGCGTCGGACCACTCCGGACCGGGGCCGACCTTGTAGTGCTTGCCGAACCCGGCCTTCACGAGGGCCTGGCCGACCTTGGTGATGTGCACGCCAGTCGCACCGTAGCCGTACTTCAGACCACCGATGGTGACTTGGTACCGCGCGATGCTGCCGGTGTCGTCGGCGGGGATCTCCGGACCCGTACCACCCTGGGGGCTGTCGCCGCCCGGCCGGTTCGCGCCGTCCTTCACCCACGCGTACAGGGGTCCTCCGGGGCAAGCCGTGGCGTGGCCATCACGGTGACCGCCGACCCAGTCACCCGCATCGCCCTTGTCGCGCAGCAGCTCGATGGCGTCCACGATGCCGTTGAGCTGTGCGTCGGTGGGGTACACCAGGCCGGAGCTGCCGACCATGGCACACACCGCGTAGTCGAGACCGTTCAGGGTCTGGTTGCCGTTCGCGCCGGTCTTCTTGTGGTATCCCCGGCCCTCGTACACGTAGCCGTGAGGACAGACCATGTAGTTGTACGCGATGTCGGAGTAGTTCTCCGTGGGGTGGTTCAGGTGGCTGGCCTGGATGTCCCGCATCCGGTCATCGCACTTGCTGTGCTGGTCCGCGTTGGCCAGCGACTTGGGTACGTAGGTCCCCTCGTAGTGGACCTTGACCCCTCGGGTACTGCCGATGTAGGTGAGCGAGCCCTTCGACGGCCGTGCTCCCCACTGGCTTCGAGACACGAGCTTCACGCTGTGATCCCCTTCCTCGAACTGTGATTCACCATTGCACCATAACTCTCTGTGCAGTGCATCGGCCGCCCGCCCGCTGGCGTCAAGATCCGGTCAGAATGGCGAGATGCTGATGTCGCGCAGCATCTCCGCTTCGAGATCGAACTCAGCAACCGCCAGGCTGTGAGCGTCTTCTGACACTGTGTCACCTGGCGAAAGCCCTTCATGCACAGGAGCTGTCGCATAAACCAGGCTGTCGGTGTAGTCCGGCGACTTCCCGTTGCGCTTCCTGATGTCCTCCTTGCTTTCGATGTACAGCTTACCGTTCTTGTACTCGTACCGGACTCCGCCCAGCTCGTCCTTGAGCAGAGCGTGTTCCACGATCTCGATGGCACCAGACCGCATGAGGTGCTTGAGCTGGTCGTACCACCATGCACGAGCGTTGCCATAGCCCTGGATCGAGCCACCCACATCCTTGGGGGCCGCCGCCGACCCGTGCATCTCTCGCACCGTGAACCACGGCTGCATTCCCGCAGGCAGCAATTCCTGTTCCAGCTCCGCCCGCCGCGCAGCCAGGGTGTCCACCACACCAGCACCGAGGCCGACCGCGTCCACGCGGATGTCAGCGTGCTGTGCCTTGCGGTCCTTGACTTCCTCCGCCACCCGCATGAGCACACGACCTGCCGAAGACACGGTGTCGGTGCCTCCCCACGAGTCGAGGATGGTGGCGCGTACCCCGTCGAACATGGTGAGGACGTTGAGGTCGCCGCCGTACCTGGCCACGTCCACCCCGAACTGAAGCGTGAACGGCGGTCCGTCCAGCTTTCGGCCAGCTTCCTCGAACGCGGTGGCGATGACGGTGGGTGAGAACAGGCTGGCTGCGTTCGCCTCGGGGAACTCGGCCAAGACCTTCGAGATGTACCTCGGGTCGTCTTCTCCCCACGCACGAAGGCGCTCGTCGCACCACGCCTTGGAGACCAGCACCTCGTTCAGCAGCGGAGGCACAGGCTCACCGGTGAGGTTCGGTGTCGAGCTGGCAGGGATGCTGATCCTGTTCCAGTCCTGTGCCGTGGCCGGGTCGCAGAAGTTCTTACCGAACTCCGTCTCTCGGTCGTCCGGGTTCCCGATGGCCAGGATGCGACACCCCTCGTTGGTGGTGATCGCCTCCGCACCAGTCCACAGTTCCTCTGGTACGCCACATGCCTCGTCCAGAATGGCCAGCACGTACCTACGGTGGATGCCCTGGAAGGCGTGTCGGTCCCCATCCTTGGGCTTGCGCCCGAACCCGACGATCTGACCGCTGGCCAGGTTCCAGTTGTCGGCCATGGTGATGGTGCCTGGCAGCGCCATGCTGCGGTCTTTGGCTGTAGCGTGGTGCTTCCTGATCTCTTCCCACAGAATGGCGTGGACCTGTGCGTACGTCGGCGCAGTCGAGACCACGATGGCGGTGCCAGGCGGGTGTACATCCACCCACCACGCCGCGATGACCGACGCGATCATGCTGTTGTGGGTGGGCACGTCGTTACGTCCGGCCAGGTAGATGTGGCTGTCGCCGTCTACCTCCACGCACTTGACCTTCTGCGGCCGTCCGTGATCTACCCTCGCCAGCAACCACCCACCCAATGGCTTGATCCCATTCCGCTCATCCCACGCATTGAGGATGATGGCCTGGATGTCGTCCACGTTGAGGCCCATGCCGCCGTCGTACCCATTCGGCACGAACTCAGCCAGCAGAGGACGCGGGTCCGAGGTGATGCTCAAGGTGAACGTGAGGGTGTAGCCCTTACGTTCCTTGCTCAGAATGGTCTTGTGTCCGGCCTGACCCAGCCATTCCCGCGCCTTCGTGATCTGCTGCGGTATCCCCGCGTCCTTCCTGCCCTTCTCGGTGAGCGCCCCCGAGGGCAGATTGACCGGCACACGAAGGCACAGACGGCCCTGTGCGTCGGCTCCGCCGAACCGCTCGAAGAGGTCGTCCACATGGGCGTTCCCGAACGTCGCCAGGTTGATGCCGTAGCTGTGCGCCGTCTGGAGATGCCGCGCTGCTGGCACGAGCGGCCGGTCCACCTGCATCCCAGCAAACCTGCTTACCCTCCGCGCCATGCCCATGCTCTCCATGGTCTCGGTGCGGTGCATCCAGTAAGACCAGTCAGGCTGCTTGATGCCGTGACGGCCGCAGATCACCTGGATGCGGCTACGTTCTTGGCTGCCCAGCACCTGCCACTCATGCTCATGGCTGGTTACGAGTACCGCAGGAGTCCCCATGCCCGTGGGTGATGTGCCCGGCTCGGGCCGGTTGGTGTGGATGAAGTACACCTCAAGGGTCTTGCGCTCCTCGACGGCTGTTACTCCGACCACCTGGGTGGGTCGGTACTGCTCGTCGCAGAGCCAATCCCCTACCCGCACGTCTCCCATGGTCGTCCACGTGTCGTTGGGCTTCCGCAGCGGCGTATCCAGGGTAAGCGCTTTCCCCGAACCGTGACATGACGCGACCACCGTGCGCTTGTGGTCACGCACCGAGTCGGTGATGTTCTGCTGCTTCGACCACAGATGCACCCCCAACTTGTCCTTCGCCCACAAGCCGGGGTCCTTGGCGTAGTTCGAAGCCTTCTTCGCCTGCGCGAACTCAGCTTTGAGCTGTGCCCTGATCGTCGGGTCGATCGCCATCACGCGGCCTCCTGGCGGTCCAGCTTCAGCCCGAGCGCGCAGAGCACCCGCGCTGTCTCCTGAAGCGTCCACGGGGCGTGTGCCTCGTCCTCCAGCGCCTCGCCGACCACACGGACGGACGCGCGATGCCGACAGGCTGCACAGGCCCCGCACGGCGTGGTGTCAGGCACACAGCCATCCCACGCGATGGCGTTGCCCACCATGGCTCCGAGCTTGTCTATGACCGGCTTCTGCTTCTCCGGCTGGTACAAAGCCCGGTCGATGTTGTGTCCGGCCGCTCCGTCTCCCTTAGCCACGGTTGCCCGACCTTCCCCTTGTGATCTCGCCCTTGATGGTGTTGCCGGGTACTGAGGTGCGCGGTCGGGCCAGCTCGTGCTGCATCGAAGCAGTCGCGCTGTTGCTGTCGGCTCCGGCCTCATCGAGCGCCTTGTCGGCCGCGCTGGCGAACCACCCGCTCCAGTCACGTTCGAGCGTGGCGCGGAAGCCGGTGATGTCCTCTATCCCACGCTTGCCGGTGTTGGCGTTGTACTCGGATTGCGCGGTCAGCAGGCTCAGGATGTCTTCCATGAGCGTTGCCTGTACAGCCTGAAGAAGCACCAGAATGAGTCCACCCTGTTCTTGGGTGAGCTGTATCTGCGCATCTCGCAGTCGGTCGCTCTTGAGGTCGAGCAGGTCGGTGACCTGCTGAATGACGTTGATGAGGTTGGTGGTGTTCCTGCCTTGCGTCAGGAAGTCGCCTGGCTCTACCTGTTCCCACAGGTAGCCCATCAACATCTCCAGCCGCCTGATCTGGAGCTGGCGCGCATCGGTGACAGTGGTGTCGGTGTAACTCGTACGCAGGTACTCCTGCACCCGCACAGCAGCCTGCGCCGCCGGAATCCCCGACTCTGCCTCGATCTGCGCCCACGTGCGGCCCTTGGCCCGCAGCGTGACGAGTTCTTCGGTGAGAGTGTCCATGTTCCTGAGCATACCGCGTTACAAATGGGACAAATCCGTGTAGATGTCGCAGCCAGGAAAAATTTCGCATTGATGGACACATAGGTATCACCACCCAGCTTTTATCAGAATTGGGTACTGAATATGGTTTTTCACACCGGCATTTCACGTGGTTTCTTATTCACTCGAATTCATTCCATCCCTATTCACCTACATTATCGAGTGAATAGGCACACGGCCATTGCTGCGCCATTGCTGCGAGCATTCCAATTCACTCATCTGATGCTGCATCACTTCACTCTGACTATGTGTCACATCACCATTAGCAGTGAATAGTGACTATGCTATTCACCTACATGCATGGGTAATACACCTATTGTAGTCAGGGTGTGAATAGGCACAGAGCCGTGCGCGTATTCACATAGGCTTTATTCACCACATGCCTATTCACATCACGTGTCATGTCAGCGTCAATTCTCGCGCTAGTGAAATACACCTATTCACTATACCTTATTCACCATTGACGTTATTCACCATGACCGTATTCACCACATCCCTAGTGAATACAGCCACATTCACTAGCACGTGAATAACGACTACCTATTTCACGCGCACCCAACAATGAATAACGCCATATTCACCTAGGCCGTATTCACCCTTCCCGTAGTGAATAACGTACATAACGGTGACAATCAAAACTGTTACCGGCCCGATACCAACGACCGTGAATAGCGGCATCCTTTGTTCACCACCAAAACAGTGAATACGCTACAGATATCGGCTTGTTCACCATTGGCTATGGCCTTATTCATCGAGGTGAACAACGCCATATTCACCTGTCACTCATACCCTATTCACTACAGCCGCCCTACCTTATTCCCTATTCACCCAAGTGAATAACGCCGCATTCACCATTGCAGTGAACAACGCCATATTCACCATGATTGTAGTGAACAAGGCCCAATTTGATAACGGCTCGTTACTTACAACACCCATAACGGAAACGCTATTCACCATAGGTGTCCGAATTGTCGTAGCAAAAATGCGTGTCGCCTAGACCCTCTCTTAATCTCTCCGTAGTGAATAGGAATAAGGTACAGCTCTACCCACCTTATTCACTATAATTAAATATATAACTCTTATATAGATTAGAGAGTTTGCTATATCCTATTCACTATTACCGAGCGGTATTCCTCGGTGAATTAGCTACAGCTTTTAGTGAATAGGGACCATAACCGCAGCTCACGTCGTTTATAACGAAAAGGAATATGACCCTATTCACTCGTGGTGAATAGAGTCTGATTCACCATTGGACACGCATACTCGTCAAATTCGGGCATTCACAAAATTCGTCTACGCGCGTATAACCCCAGGTCAGCGCACTGCACCCCTGTTTGTCTCACCATCCGGTCATTTTCGCGTCTCACGATGTAAGACAACCCACGAGTAACAATCCCTTCTGTCCCATTTCCTCCCCATACCTGTCTCCACCCCACCTGACCAGCCAAAACGAGCCCGCCGTCCTGTGCCTGACAGGTCGTCAGGCCGGATCTGACGAGTCGTCAAGTTACTGGCGGGACACCCCATCTGACCAGCCAAAACAGTCAGCATGTCCCGGTTTGCCTGGTGTCCGATATGTCCCTCACACCGATCTCAGGACATACCCACCCCAATTCGGACACGAGATCGAGGCTGCGTGAAAAAATTTTTAGGGCTCTGACCAGGCAAAACGCACCCAATTCCATGATCATTTGAGATTGGGGGTTGCGGTCGTCACCGGAAACCCGGATAGTCCTCCTCAGCAACACCCCGCCGAACACGGTGGGCGCAACACAGGCAGGGCGGGCAAGCGCCAGTGAGCGTATGAGTGCTCGGGACACGACCACAACAGCAACACCCCCGCATCACACAACATGGCCACACATGGCCGTGCGCCATGACTTCCGAGCGATATTCCCGCTCGGGCGGCTGGTCTAGGCGTAGGTGGTGCGAAACAAGCGCACATGCGACGCAGCGCGGTACACATGGCCGAACACGGACATGGCACAAGCGAGCGTAGGTAGCACTGCTGACTACGGCGGGCGACCCTTGGGCAATGGCGTTAGCGAGGCTGTGTGCCTCCGTTGTTTGACAGGATCGGCGCGCGTCGGGAGACGCAAGGGCCGTGACCACAGTGTGTATGCGACTAGCGACCTGAAACGGTCGTGTCTGCCTTAGTACATGACGCGGAAAGCGAACGTCACATGATGACCACATGCATTGGCCGATTACGGCTGAGAGTGTGGAACATGGTGCGAGCAAAGTACGCGACTAGAACGGGATAACGGACATGGCCTTAGTACGGAACGCGTAACAGTCCTACCTACGGGAAGAATGCCCACGGGTTGTAAACCGGAGAGTGCACCGAACACGGTCGCACGGTAGGAACGTGTGAGGGTTGACAAACCATATGCGTCACGTACGCTGACAACGGCGGTAATTCGTGGCGTAGGCATGGGATACGAACCTTGCTCCCCTCACATGGCCAACGATTCCCTACCTACGTAGGGAACTAGGGCCGGATTACGAAAAGTCGCACCCAAACCGTAGTGCGGTAGCGCTACGGGGAGGGTGTCAAAGGCACACGGGCATTGGAAAGCGACGGTAACGCTCTGTTGCGCTATGCCAATGCACCATAGTCACGGACGGTTCCCGAAATGCTAGGGGACTAGTGCGCCCGTGTGCCTCTGCGACCCTCTCCGCCATGGGGAGTGGTGCGACTAGGGCCGATAACGGCCCGGAAAGCGGGAGTCATGAGCAGTCGGAGCAAGCTGGAAATGGCGTTGACCCTTGACGGTACCCCCGGATGGTTCGGGTACGAAAAGGGTGTCGGCCACATGATCATGTCCAGCGTGATCACGCTCGGCGGTGACCACATCGGGGGAAACTCCGAAACGGTGGAGATCGTTTGCGCGTCGGGTAAGACGCTGGAAACGGCGCGCATGGTGGGCAAGTTCACCGGTGACGCACAGTGCAAGCGGTGCGTCAAGTGGTCGGAATCGCTCGGGTATGCCGATGCTCTGGAGAGTGCGACACAAGCGGCGGCAGCACTGGAGAACGGGCCGACCGTAGCGGACATGATCATGAGCGACCCGGACGCGGTGATCATCACCATGGACGGCGCGGCGACTGTGGCCGAACTGTCGGAATCCACGGAAAAGCCGGTCAAGGCCAAGAAAGCCGGTAAGGGTAAGGCCAAGAAAGCGGCCAAGACAGACAAGCCGGTCGGAGAGGTCAAGTGCATCGCGAACGCGCCCGGTCTGGAGAACGGCGACGGAACCGGTGTGTGCCGTGCGTGCTCATGGGTTGGTCCCATGAAGGATCACGACGGAACCATGGTCATGACTGCGCATTGGGTGGCCGGTCGTGCGCCTAAGTCGGAGGGTCTGACGGAAGTCAAGGTTGGGTCAGAAGCTCCGGCAGCACCGGCCACCGTGGACAGTGCGCACAAGGGTGCAGACGACATGATCGGGGGTGCCCGTGCGGGAATGCTGCCCGGTCGTACGTCCCTCACTCGCGGTAAGGCCATGGACGCGGACAAGGTGACCGGACCCAAGGAACGTGCCGAGGGTGGCAAGCCGGTATCCACCACCATGGACGCTCCTTTGGGTCGTGAGCAGACGGACAAGCGCTCGGTAGAAATTCCCACCGTGGGCGGTCGTCATGGCTTCATGACACAGGATGAGTACGACAACCTGACTCGTACTCAGCAGCGTCGGTACCGTCGGCAGGTCGAGACGAACAAGGCCCGTGCGTCCCGCGCGGCGGCGGCGCGGCGCGCCACCCGCTAGGCGAGACAGAACGGCACCACAGACAGCCGCGCGGGAGGTGACGGCCCCAACCCTCCCGCGCGGCGCACAACGCGCCACACGGGGCCACAGGCAGAGACTGAACAAGATCAATCCCACGGACAAGGGGAGTCGGAAAGATGAGCATTGACTACACACGACCGGTCAAGGTGGACGGGCGTACGGGATTCGTGGCTACGGGGGTAGAGCACGTGCCCAACGTGCGCGGTCCGATCCGGGAATTCCTCGGAATGATGGCCCCGGCGGCGGTCGCCATGATCATCGTGGCCGCTCTGGTGCTGCTGACCGCGTGTGGTCCGGACAAGGCACAGACCCCGGAGCCTGCGCCGATGGCTGCGCCTACGGCTCCGGTCGCTATGGCTAAGCCGGTCAAGCACAACCACCTGAGCGACTGCAAGTTGTTCCCGGCCAAGTACCGGCCTCTGTGCCTCAAGGTCTACCGGCAGCACCCGTACGGGCTGTACATCGCGGGTGACATGGGCGGCATGTGGTCGGCTCCGGCTGGTCCGGTTCTGGTGCATGAGATCACACACCAGGGTCTGACCAAGGGTGAGATGATCGACTACCTGAAGGGGGAAGCGCTCAACTACCGGGAAGCTGTGACGGCCGTTCCGCTCAACATGGACAAGCTCAAGGCCAAGTGCGGGTACGACGGCCGGTATGTCGTGCAGTTCCGCGACGAGGACGGTAAGCCGGGCGGGCGCAAGATCACGGAGATTCGTACCGAGTGCCCGTAGGGCACAGGGGGTGCCGATACAGGATCGGCCTACGGGAAGGGTTCGACTCCCCTCACCTCCGCCATGCCCGGCCAATCATGGTCGGCAGTAGAAAAGCTACACAGTGGGAGTCATCATGAGCATGAGCCGTAAGGACTACGAGAGCGCCGCTGAGATCATCGCGAATTCGTGGAAGTACGCGCGATACGAGACCCCCGTCCGTAAGGCTGCCAAGGAAGCCACGTTGCGTGAGGTCATGGAGGGTCTGGCGTCCATGTTCGGACGTGACAATGGTCGGTTTGACCGGGACAAGTTCAAGACGGCGTGTGGCTTCGGTACGGTCCCGACTGCCGGAAAGCACAACATCGAAAAGGGTGACTCCCTGTACTACTTCGGGGAGCGGGTCAAGGTGGTTGCGGTCGTGGACCGCAAGACCATCAAGATCACCGAGCTGTTCCAGGGTCGGCACTACGGGGAGCCGTTCGACGTGTCACTGTCCGACCTGAATTACTGAGACATCGGGACGACCGGTCAAGGCCGGGTGCCAGGTTCGACCCCTGGCCGTCCACTCATCAGCCGATTACGGCACGGATGGCCGATCACGGCACACGACACAAGAGGGAGTCATCATGGGCATGGGTACGCGCGCACGTAGGACAAAGCGGATCATGGAATCGTCGCTGGGCGACTTCATTCGTGAGTGCCAGGGTGCGGAATCGGACCGCGAGAACTTCCGGCGTAACTGGTCGGGAGGGTTCGGGTACCGGAACGACATCAACGAATGGGGACAGCCGTCCGGTGTGGTCTACGTGACCACTCCTCTCGGGACGCACAGGGACGCCGACGCTCGTACGGAATCGAACTGGTCCGTGATCGAGCGGGAGATGGAAAAGGCCGAGTCGTTCGGTCACATCTCCGAGCACCCCGGCAACATGACCCATACGGAGGGTTCCTGCCTGAACGGCTGGAATGAGTCGGTCATGATCCGGGTGGACGATGCGGTATCGGTCAAGGCCGCTATGGACATCGTCAACGCGCTGTCTGATTATCCGGTCTTGGATGAGGAGGACTACAGCGAGCGGGAGTGGGAGGCCAACCACCCGGACGGGTATAACTGCTACGCGGAGGAGGGTTGCGACTGCGCGGACGGCGAGCACGCCCGGAAGAACGAGGAAGAGGACCACGCCGGGTGTCGCGCGTGGCTGCTGGGTAAGCTCCGTAACTCCGACGGGGAAGGGTGGCGAACCTTCGGAAGCTCCGACGTGACGGAGGAGTACGAGGAGCTGGACGACGACACCGACCCGGAATACGTGGCGAACCTGACCTACTGGGAGAACGACTCCACGTTCTACATCGAGCAGCGGGAACACAACCGTCTCGTCTCGTGGCAGTGGTACTGCGGCGCGGACGGGTGCGGTACGTGGATCGACGCTACGACCGATGACCTGCGGGAGATCGTCAAGCACCATCTGTTCTCGGACATCCCGGTACCGGCCAAGCCGCGACAGATCGCACTCTTCTAGGCCCTGTGCCTGGTAGCTCCGGCCGCGCGGCGTAAGGCAGGCTCGATACCTGCCCGGAGCACTCAGCAAGACCCGTCAACAAGGGGAGAAATCATGGTACCCAAGGTAATCTATGTGATGTTCACACTCTACGTGGTGATTCTCGTAGTGCTCATCGCCGGTAGCGTGCTGGGACTGGCCTGGCTGGCACAGCAAGTGTTCTGACCGGTCGTAACGGTCTGAGGGTAGAGGCCCTGTGCCTCTGCCCGACTGTCCGCGCGAACGTCAACAAGTGGGAGTCAACAAGTGGGAGTCAAGTCATGAAGTGGAGTCTTCGTAAGCCACAGACGCACAAGGGTGCGACACCGGCTGAGGTGGTGGACAACGACGTGAGGGTCCGGGTACGTCCGTACTTCCTGATGGAGAGCGAGACGGGGAGCGGATTCAATTCCGCTCGCGCTCGCTTCACCTACGTGGGGGACGTGGTGGACACGTACGGGAGTGAGATGGTCATCGTTCACATGCTGTCCGATGACGGGCCGTGGAACAGGCAGGCGGCCTATCACCCGCGTGAGCTTCACGTGGCCTGGTGCAAGTGCAACGGCTGCGACGGTAGCGGTATCAACGAGGAACGAGGGGCGTAATGAGCAACGACGGACGCGAGCGGGGAACCATCCGGCTGACGGTTCCGGAGCTGCCCAAGCGGGAGAAGGGGGAGCACTGGGCCAAGCGGTGGCCCGCGTGTGACCTGATCGAGGGTGACCGCATCATGGTCGGGTTCAACCAGGGGAACACGCTCACCGCGCGGGTCAAGGTGGCATGGCGGTCCACTCTGGAGGGTGCGAACAACGGCCGGAACGTGGTCTCGTTCGTCTACGCGGACAACCGCGACCCGGAGAACGACGGGCAGGAGGGTACCGAGTGGGCCGATGAGGTCTACCCGCTGCTGGCACAGGTCATCGTGGGTTACGGCGCGGACGAACACGCCTTCATGACGTTCCAGGACTGGGACCGGGCGGCGCTGTACGTCGAGAAGCACAACCAGCGAGCCAGGGACGAAGCGGAACTGGAGATCGAGGGGCTGAAGTCCAGCCCGGACAACGACAGTTCGCCTGAGTACCTGGCCGAGTACCGAGAGAGCCTGATCTCAGACCGTACCGCGCACCTGCGGCCGGTCATGACGGTTCCCGAGTGGGCAGTACAGCCCAGTGTGGAGGTCTAGCGTGAATGCACATGAGCGGGGCAACCGGTCCAAGCTGGAACGACTGGAGGCGGAGTACGCCAACATCACGGACGGGGATGCCCTGATCACTGCCGAGTCCACGGAGACGACGCGCTTCAAGTTCGCCGATGGGGCGGAAGCGGTCGGTACCGAGGACGCGGTCAAGCAGGGTGAGGCACTGGTGAAGTTCGCACGACGGCACACCAGGCCGTAGCAGTACCGCCGTAGGGGAACGAGCCCCCACCCTGGTGCAAGGCCAGGGACGGCACTGGAGGTGATCGAATGGACACCGACGAGGTGTTCGAGAACATCAAGAGGACGACACGTCGGGTGCTGGCATGGGCCACGCTCGGTATCGTCATCGGCGTAGGTGGCATGGTGGGTTCGCATTGGGTGAGTGACCCGGTGAGTTCGTTCTTCATGTTCTTCGGCGGACTCATGGTCGGCGCGTCCGCCTTTGCGGTGGGACTCATGGCCAACATCAGCATGATGGACTACGCACGTGACCACGCGTGGCGTAAGCAGAAGAGGGAGTCGGACACATGGCAGTGAGCCTGAGTAAGCCGGTCAAGGACATCGGTACCAACCGGGTCGACTACAGGGAGGTGACCGGACACTTCCACGTGGGCGAGAACATGCCGGGATACCTGCCCGAGTCGGACGTGTACTGCGCGTCCACCCTGGCCGAGGCCATCGACGTATGGGAAGACGGCATTCGCTCGCTGGACGTCGAGGACGACGGCGAGAACGACCGCATTCAACTGGTGTTCGGTGCGCTCAAGGACCAGGACATCCACTCGAATGCGTACACGGAGCTGGAGAAGTTCAGGGAGGGCAGGTTGGGCAATCACCTGGCCAACCTGTTCTGGTTCATCCACACCCCGGACCAGGGCGCGGACGTGAACCACTGGGTGTCGGTCCACGCCGACGACCGTAAAGACTGCCTGATCGCACAGGACCAGGAAGGATGAACGGCAACACGTGGTTCGGCCACGCTGTCAAGTACGGGTGCACGTGCTGTTGGCTGGGCAGGCTTGTCCGGCTGACATGGAAGTTGCGCCGGAAGTGATCGGCGAGAAGGCACAGCGCCGACTGTGGGCCAAGGTACGTCTGCCGACTACGGCGGACGGGTGCTTGGTGTGGATGGGCAAGACAGACGGCAATGGTGCCCCGGAGTTCTACATCGATGCCCGTAGGGGGCACCACAAGCTAGGTAAGGCGAGACGGATTCTGTACGCCATGTGTGTACGGGAACTGCCTCGGTCCGTGGAGCTGTCGCCGGAATGCGATCAGCCCTTGTGCATACGTCCCGACCACATGGCCGAACACGGTCGTGGGTGGGATAACCCGTACCGCAGACACGCATTCATGGAAGCGAGGCAGGGACAATGACGGAGATCCGACACGACCGCGCGGACGGCTTCAACCACAGCACCACACAGCCCATGATCGACAAGATCAAGGAGACGTGGGCCGAGGTCATCGGGGACGCGGACAAGTCCAAGTACCCGAGGTACCACAACGAGCGCAGGTCCATTGACCTGGCCTTCGAGGGTCTGATCAAGTTCGTGGACCCCTTCTACGTGCGAGAGCTGGAGCTGCACTGCGGGCTGTGCTGCCGAGTACCGGCAACCATCCCCGGCATCCCGGACTACGCGGCCAACGAGGGGCTGACCCCGGACGAGTACGTGTGGCAGGAGGAGGGGACGCTGAACCGGGACACCGGGCAATTCGCCTGTGACGGCTGCTACATCAAGCTGGGGATGCCCAGCGGTCCCAACGGGTGGCGCTGGGGCGACAGCCTCAACTGAGCCACCACCCTCCCTGTGTAGGCACACAGCCCGTTCGAGTCGGGCGGTAGGGACGCAAGTAACCGTAGGAAGGGGAGTCATGCCCAAGGATTACAGCTATCAGCGGTCGGCCTACTGGGGTGATGGCCACTGGATCATCAAGACGTTCGGATGTGACCTCGGTCGGGCCAGCAAGCAGGACAACGGCAAGTGGTCGGCGTACGAGCTGACCACACCGGCCAACATGGGTCGTCCCATGAAGCCGGTGGCCGTGGACCTGGACAGCATCGACGACGTGTACCGCGCGCTAAAGAAGAACAACGAGCGCAAGGAGAAGCGGCACATGCTCAGGAGCGGGCCGGTCCCGATCGGCTGGCACCGGGTGACGTGGACCGAGGACGGACAGGAGCGGTACATCCTGTCGGAGGACATCGTGTCGGCGGTGTTCGTGCTCGGTGCCATGGAGGCGAGGCACAACGCCAAGAACGTGGCCATGCAGAGCTGGGACAACTACGCCAACAGCGAGCGGCCGATCATCGCCATCGAGGAGAAGTAACATGCAGAAG